CCTTGACCCTGATGCTATGAATGAGCGCGAGCATCTTGGGTTGATGTTGCAGGATCGTCTCAATGATGGTGGAGTTGATCGGGGCATACTTGTCCGGCGCGGCGCACTGGCCGACGCTGATCCTGAGGGGGGCACGATCCTCGACTTGGAAGATCAGGTCGCGAATCTGTTCAACGCTGATCACGATTGGGATCAGGCTGAAATGGACGAGGCTAGGAGGCTGATACAAACTTTGGTCCCCGGCGGGATAGAAGACCTTGACCCTGATGCTATGAATGAGCGCGAGCATCTTGGGTTGATGTTGCAGGATCGTCTCAATGATGGTGGAGTTGATCGGGGCATACTTGTCCGGCGCGGCGCAGCCGACGCTGACCAACGCGCTGCTCCGGATTCAGCGGAAGCAGCCATCGACGAGGTGCATGGTGCGGCTGGTCAGTTGGATCGGGTGTTGGCTGGGGAGATCGTGGGCGAGGAGCGGCGGGCGCTTATTGATGAGGCAAGGGCGACTGCGTTGGCGTTGCGGCTCAATGCTGACGAGTTGACGCAGGACCCGCGTTTGAACGATCCGGAGTGGCGTAGACGGTTTGACGAAGCGGTGGGTGTTTTGGAACAGAGGTTGGCGGTTGTTGAGGCCAATTTCCCTGATGAAGCGGAGTTCTTTGAGGCGGACATTGATGGGAGTTTGCCGGACGCTCGGTCGTTGCGAAATGTGCAGAATCGGTTCCCGCGTCACGGTTTGCCACGTCGGGCATTTTGGCGTGACGAAGATTACGATCCGGGCGGGGGGCGCGATGCAGAGGTGGAGCGCCAAGTCCATGAGCAGCGGTTTGGCCGGTATTTCGATGATGAAGGTAACCGGAACGTCCGTGGCGATTTGGTGAATGCGATACTGCGTGGGGAGCAGCCGAGTGTTTTGGGGATCGGGGATGCGCAGCGGGAGGCGCGGCGGGATGCGGACGCTCCGGCGATTCGCCAATTGGATGATGGGCGTGGTTTCGGCGAGCAGGTCCGTGAGTGGGAGTATGTCGAGTTGATTGCTTGGCTGAATAACGCCGAGAAGAACCGTCGTGGTTCTGACCCAGATCGGCCGCCCTTGGGGATGTTTGATGAGGTTCCTGTTGATCGGCGTGCGGTAGAGCGCCAGATATTGGCGCATCTGGCGGATGACAACTTGGTGGACATTGATGGCAACGTAGAACTGGATCTCGGTGCGGAATTCTTGATGGACGACATGTTGTTTATGCTTCGTCGCCGCATTTACAAGGACTACAACGATGGTCGTTCTGAGTGGTTGGATGCGAACATGGAGGATCGGTTCAACCAACTCAATGTCGAGATTGAGCGACGCCATGGTGGTCCGGAGGTTGCTGGTGAGCCGGATTCGGCGGAGGCGGCGATTCAGGAGATTCACGATATTGCTGATCGGATCGCCGTACAGAATTGGGAGGGGTTGGAGGAGGAAGCGTTGCGTGAGGCCATTCAGGTGCATGCCGACTTGCAGGCGATGGGGGATGCGGAAACTCGTGACCCACGTTTGAATGATCCGGATTGGCGTGAGCGTTACCGTGGGGCTGTGGATGAGTTGGGGGCGGCCATTGAGTTGGTGCGTGGCCGGGGTGATCGTGAGATGGTGGAGCGGGTCGAGGCTGAGGAGGGTATTGGTGGTGAGGCTGAGCGGGCTGCTCGTGAGGTGTGGGGCGGCGGTCCTGATCCGCGGCAGATGGGTTTCGACGCGCTCTTGGACGAAATGGAAGACTTGCAGAACGCCGTTGATGCTGACGTTGCTGCCGGACGACCCATCAACCGGCAGCAGCAGCGTCGATTGAAGATGTTGCGGGATCGGAAAGTCATTTTTGAAGATCCCGGCATAGTGGGGCATCGTGAGATACAGGAACTGCGGGTATCGGACGCTATTCGTGAGGCGAATGCTGCTATGGGTCGACCCGATGTCACGATGGGGCAGTTGGATGATGCGGATGAGCGTTTGGTGAACCTTCACGATGCGTTGTTGCATCGGATTGCTGCACCCGGAGGAGAGGATCGGGACACACTTTTGCGACAGAGGGATCAGGTGCAGGCGACGCGGGATCTGATCGCGATTGTGCAGGCGCGATTCGACTTCGATGAACCTCTTGGCCCTCGTGGTCGTACTGAGGCGTTGCGTTATGACAGGGGTGTTGCTCGTGAGTTGTTGAATGATCTTGATGATTGGGACGAGGGTACGAAGCGGCGTGCGGCGTTGCTGGCGCGCAGCCTGAGTGACGTTGCGGATGATGACGCTGACGGGGAGCAGGGTCGCAACTTGGCGTTGTTGTTGCAGTCTCGTCTCGACAATGACGGGCGCGATCGGGGGGGCATGTGGGCACCCGGTGAAGAGGATCATGTCGGGATGGATGTTGGTCGTGACGCCGGATTCCCACTTGATGCCAGCCGGGTTAGGACTGATCCGGGGTTGTTGCCTGAGGAGGTGCCTGACGAAGCGATGATTCGCTTTGGTGGTGTTGATCCGCGGGGGATGGCTTATCAGGCGGTTCTTGATGATATTGAAGATTTGGTGGCTGAGGGTGATCGTGCGCGTCAGCAAGGTGAGCACCCTCAGGTTGCGTTGCGACGTAGGCGTCGATTGAAGATGTTGCGGGATCGGGCAGCCATTTTGGCGGACGGGATAGAGGTCGGGGACATAGAGGACAAGAAGAGGCGTGATTTGCGGATACAGAACGCTTTGGATGAGGCGACCAGTGCTCTTGGGCGTGCAAAGGGCGACGCTCCAGTTCGCGCAGGGGGGATTGGCCGTGATGAGTTGAACGCTTTGGCTGAGCGTTTGTTGCAAATGGAGGATGCGCTGATTGGTCGCCATGATCGGCGTGATGTCGACGCCGCGGACATGGACAAACTTGTACGGCAGATGCGTCTGGTGAACGGCCAGAGGGAGGAGATCGACAACGAAATAGCCAAGTTGGATGTGGCGGCTGCTGATGTGGATGCTGGCGTGGCGGAGATTGCGGAGATCGAAGCCGAACTAGATGGCGGCACCGGGGGCGACGATGCCATTTATGACACGTTGTTTGAGGCGATTGGACGGGTTCTTGGCAAGGGCGATGACGTTCCTAGTATCCAAGATTTGATAGATCACCAGAATGAGTTGGACAGGATTATTCAGAAACGCAAGTTGGATAAGAAGGATAATGAAAAGTATTACGACTTGCAGGTTCGGGCGAAGTACATAGAGAACATAATGCGCCTAGAGAGGCATGAAGACCTTGGGCCTGCGGAGCATGGGAGAAACTGGCGGCGACTTAGTTTCATGGTCGCCCAGTTGCAACTCGGCGGCGGTTACTACAATACAGATCGGGCAATGTTGAATGTCGAGAGGGCCGATGTTGATCGGGCCTTGGAGGCGATGCGTCGCTTTACCGGCGGTGTTGGTCGTGTGCGTGGCGTCGAGGACGAACACCGTGTGCGGATCGATGATGCGTATCACAAGATGCGTGGATTGCGTGATGCCGGGTGGTTTGATCTCGATCCCCAAGATCGAAAGAAGAGGATTGGGGTGGGTAACGCCGACGCAATCGTTGATGCCGATGCGGACAAATGGGGGGACGAGGCCAGAAAGAGGGCTGGGAAACAGGTCGACGACCTTCTCAAGCAACTTGCCGCAGCAGCCGGATTCAAACTCAACGATGAAGGCCGCGATGAAGTGGGGAACAAGTTTGGTGTAAGGGGCTTGGAGTTGGATGTTGAACAGGGTGTTGAGTTCTTGGCGCGTGCGGACAGGTTGCTGAGGTTTTATGAGAAGATCCACCTAAATGATGCCGAGTTCAGGGTTGGCGATGTACGTCGCATTAGGGACACAATCGAGGCTCGATTGCATCTTGAGTCTCAGTCAAAGGCAGATGTGACTGGTGGGGCTACTTGGTTACGGGACGCGAATGGGGAGTTGTTGTACCAGAACGGGGTGGTGCAGTTCGATTGGAATAACGCGACCTTGGAGGGCTTGTATGTCGGGGTGGATGGCTTGGTGAGGCAAGTCAACCGGGGAATGAAGTCTCGATGGGATGGCGGCGACATTGAACCCGACATGATCCATGGGCACGAAGCCAACCTGAACCGTGCCTTGGCTGAAATCGAAAAGCATTGGCCGAATCGTGCCAACTTGTCGGACAGAGACCGGAAACGGTTGAACAGTGTTCGGACGCGTACCAAGAACGCCATGAAGAAGTTGCAGGCGGAGAAGATTCTTCGGGAAGAGGAGGCGAAGGCGGCGGAGGTGAAGAGGATCGATAACGATCGGATGATGCGGGAGAGGTTTGTGAAGGCGAAGGCGTTCTTGGGCAGGATGGATGCGTTGCGTGAGGGGTTGATTGCTCGGGTGGCAGATGATCCGGATGATGCCAAGTTGCTGGAGGATTTGAAGGCGATTGATGATGAGATCGAAGCCGACCATACTGGTCTTGACTTCAGGCGGGTGATGCAAGATCGGGGCGAGATTCCCGGCGACTGGGCGGGCGTGCGTGACCGGATGAACGAGGAGCACAAAGAAGTAAAGAGGATGAGGAGGGAGGTTTCGCAGCGGCAGAATATTCGGGAGAATCGTGAGTTTATTGACGGTAAGGGGGACCGGATTGGGGAGTTGGAACAGATTCTTGAGAACAACGACGAGCCGGGTGATGCAGTCGATAAGGAGATTGCAGACTTGTTGGACAAGGTCAATGATTTGCAGGAGGTCGTCGTGGGCGTCGATGCCGCTAAAGAGTTGAACGAACAGCGCAGGGAATTGAGGCGAAGGCTCCGGCGTCTGCAAGATAAGGTGGATCAGCGAGAAGACATAAAGAAGGTTCGTGCCGTTGCCGCAAAGGCGGATCGGATTGCGGAGTTGGAAGCCATGGATTTGGACGATGTGGCGGCTGTTGACGAGGCGGTCGATAAGGAAATTGTTGATTTGTACAAGGAAATAAAAAACCTTCCGGACATAGAAGATGGAACGTTGAAGCGGAGTGTCCGTGATTTGAAATTGCGGACAGGAGTTATGCGCGACAAGGTCAAGAATCGGGCAGAAATTGCTGAGGCTAGAAGGGTGCTGCCCCCGGCTCGGGACCGCCACGATGCTATTCGAGCGGCCCTAGATGCAGGGGACGTTCCAGACAACGAACTTGATCCGCTGCTGAAGGAGATCAGGAAACTGCATAAAGCAGTAGACGAGGCGGAGGGGGCCAACCACGATCCGATCCTCAAGGCGGCCCGCAAGAAGTTGCGTCAAGAACTCAATGACATGCTGACCGAATTGCAGGTTGCTCGCGAGATGGCACCGTTGGGAGATTTGAAGCATCCGAAGGCGGCAGAGGGTCCGCGCTTGACGGAAGCGGTGGGTGGGCAGCCGGTTGCTGATCGTATACCGGGTTTGGGCATCCCCGGAAGAAAGGATAGTGAAGGCAGGATTCATCTAGAGGCTGTTGCGATTGGCAATATGGGGATGAAGACCCAGTTGGATGCGGACAGGTACATTCGGGCAGGCGGTGACACGCGGGATGTTCCTGATGAGTATCTTGTTAGCGCGCTGTTGGTCAACTCTCATCCCAAGGGTTATGCGGGGCCGCCGCTGAAGCGTTTCAAGATTGTGTCGGCAGACGGTGGTGCGATTGGTACTGTGAGGGTTCTCGTCCAATACAATGAGGACGGGTCGTTGTCGAACAAGGGTTTGGTTATCAAGGGTCATACTTCGAGGGGTTATGAGAGTGGTGCGCAAGTAGACAATCTTGGGGAGATGTATGGCGCAGAGATCGCGCATATCTTGGGTGTTCCGCTGACTCCGACCCGTACCGATGGGGAGATGGATCTGCGCCGTGGCGGCCGAGGACGTGCAGTAGTGATGGAGCATGCCCTCAATGCGCTTGTTGATCCAAACGGAGAGTTTGATCAGCAGTCGAGGTTTAGCCGCGGGAATATGATCAACCCGACAAGCGAGCAGAACTTGGTTTCTCGTCTACACAACTTCATACCTAACTGGTTGATGTCCGTTTCTGATCGTCATGGAGGAAACGGATATTTGGCAGTTCATCCTGATGGCAGAATCGCGGCGGTTCCTTTGGATTTGGCGTGGGGCTTCTTCCACCCGAACGTGGTCGCCTCAAACGTGACAACAGACCCGACGGGGTACGGGTTCGGGATGGATAGCCACCTTCTCGACGATCTCAGGCAGGCGGCGCGGGATGACCCGAAGGTTCGGCAGGTGCTTGAACAGCAGATTCGGCACATGTTGACACAATGGAATCTGTTTATGGCCGATGAGGCGGCGGTGAATCGTATGGCAGAGGGGGGAGTCTATGCGGACAAGTACAGCGACTCGTTGAAGGCCAAGATGAAGGATAAGTGGAAGAAGCATCGTGCCAAAATGGGGAACCTTGACATTGATGCGATAATCACGACAATGTTGGGCTGAGGAGACTGATATGAAATATTTGAACCATATTCGGAAGTTGGGCGATGATGCCACTTTCGTATGCGATAACGATGTTTTGACGGTGCATGCTGCCTCATCTGATTCGCTTACTGAGTGGAGGGACTACTTTGCTGATGAAAATTCGATGTGGAAGTATCACCTCAAGCAAGAAACTCCGTTTGAAAGCCTTATTCGTAACCCTCATACTGCTGCATTGATTATTGAAGAGGATGAGGGGATTCAGTACAGGGATGCCCTTCACGACGCTCGGGAACTGGAACACTCCATTACGGCTCCCCTGTCTGTCGGCGGCTAATGGACACATGGCTGATCCAATTGAGGGCGAAACTGTAGCGACACAGGACGCGGCAGAGAAACTGTCGCGCATGCTCGGCTGCCAAGGCAGCCACAAGCAGGGCGACGCATGGGGGCCATGCGAATCTCAAGAAGCCCTCATGGTGCTCATTCGTCGGGGAGCCAAGGGCTACCGCAACTGGCAGAAACGTCAGAAGAAGAAGTCTGCCTGCTGTGAGGGTTGCGAGTCGAAGCGGGAACGTGTCGGGGTTCACGAGAAGGCCCGTGACCATGATGGTGAAAACAAGTTCCGGACGTTTGTGGATGCGGAGGAACGGGCGGCACGGTTGGGTTGCGAGGGGGCGCATCGAACGCCGGATGGCATGTGGGGGCCGTGTGCGACGGCAGAGGAATACAATTCGATCAAGGGGTCGGCTGGGTTTCGTCGGATGATGATTGATACGCCCACGATGGCGAAGCGTCGTCGTCGGCGGGTGCTTTCGAAGCCGCAGCGGGGTGAGTGGCAGACGTTGATTGAGCGTGGCCCGTTGGGGATTGAGACAATTCCGGGTGGCGGGTTGGTGTCGGGCAAGGGGTTAGGTCGTCGTCGGCGTCGCGTTGGCCGTTTGTTGGGTGGCATCGGTCGAGGGTTTCGTCGTGTGCCGAAGGTGGTTCCTTACAACCATGATGCTGTCGATGGTGATGGTGACGGGGTTCTTCAGGAGGGAACGATTTGGCAGCGTCCGGCGGGCACGTCGTTTGATATTCCGCATGGGACGCGGCGGCGTCCGCCGGGGTTGAAGCCGACGGGGGAACGGTCGGGTGGGGAGCGGCCGGTAATACAACAGGACGTGAATTGGGAAAATGAGATGGTGAAGAGGGATCATGTGAGGCGTGATCTTGAGGAGTTGCGAAGGACGCGGCCGATGATTTCTCCGGTGCGGCGGAGAGAGATTGCGGAACATCTGGGGGAGGGGTTCGAGGGAATATTTTCTCGTTTTCTTGGAGATTCGCCGGAGCGGCAGGAGGCGCGTAGGCAATTCGCTCTGTCGATGCGTGAGCAGGGCACTGGGGATGATGACATTTTTGCGGAAGCGGTAGAAAGATGGTTTGCTACCTATGAGGATGCAGGTGTCTGGGCTGGTGCAACTCAGGTTGCTCGGCGGAACGCCCGGACTGGCATTGTGTCGGAGATATTGTTTGATCACGAAAATGGGATGGGGGATATTCCAGATGTGATAGATCGGGAGTTTGAGATTCTTTTGGCAGAGGTGTACGACGAAGAGAAGATGCGAAATGCTGTAGCGGCAGCAGGTAGAAAGAACTTTGCGTTGGTTGATGGGATGGTAATGGGCGGTCGTGCGGGGCCGACGACAACTGGGCGAAACATAATGGCGGGAATGGCTGGTCGAGCAGTTGGTGTGGGGGAGATTTCCTTACGGGCTTTCACGAGGCAAGCATTGTTTGGGAAAATAACTCTTGGGTGGTACAACATCGCTGATGGGATCGACAGCACGATTCGCCACGAATTTGGTCATCATGTGGACGGGGCCATGCAGCATGAGGATGAGCGGCTGGGGCACCTGTGGAGGGCCATGTGGTATTTGATGCGTTATCGGGCATACAAATTGGTGGGAAGGGAGAAGATGTTCGATCCACAGTTGGCTCTCAAAGTTCTTAGACGTGAGATTGCTCCCGACGAGGTGCAAGAGGATGTTGTTATGGCGATGCTTCTTTCATCGGAGGCTCACGGGATAGAGACGATGGAGGAGGTGGCTCCGTTGATCGAGAGGTTGATGCCGTCCATGTATGGATTTATCACCCCGGATGAGTTATTTGCAGAATTGTTTGCTATGACTACAAATAGAGATTTTGACACGATGCAACATGCTCAGTCAGCGTGGCGAGAGCCGTTGCGGTTTATGGAAACGCTGCATGCACATTTGGCAGCGGGTGGCGGTTTCGACACGCTCATGGACGAGTTGGAAAATCAGGGACTGACACCGGAACGGATTCTTGATAAGATACAAGCCTTGGAGGCAGAGGAGAACGCTATTCTTGATGCCGAAGCACGGGCTGCCGCCACTGTCTAACGAGATTGAAAGGACAAAACGATGACAACTATCCGCTTTACGGACCCTCGCAATTATCCCGACGATCCCAAGGGAGATCGAAACAAGAATACAATGGATCGTGTTGCCCAAGATATGGCTGATTATTGGGCAAAAATAGATGGGACTGATCGCGGGAAGGATGAGTTGCTGGAGTTTCTTTCGACAATCTCCTCGCCGCTGACAAGGTCTACGGGTAAGCCATTGATCTACTTTGCGCCGTCGAAGCCCAAGGGTGAGTCATCCAAGTTTCCTGAGCGGTGACGGGGCCGACATGGGGGAAAAGGCTTTAGGTAGGAGACGCATTGGTCGGCGGCTGCTTGGCCGCGTCCCGAAGGTGGTGCCTTACAACCATCATGCTGTTGATGCTGATCGTGATGGGATAATTCAGGAGGGGACTATTTGGGAGCGTCCGGCGGGGATGTCGTTCAATGTTCCGCATGGTAGTCGTCGGCGTCCGTTGGGGGCTGAGCCGATTAGTCGGGCCACGAGGCCACCCAAGCCGGAGGTTGCGCGGTCGCGTCGACCTCCGGCGGGTGAGCCTCAACTTGAGGGTGAGCGTTTGGTTCCGAGGGGTTATGAGGATTATGCTGATGATCCTTTGTTCGTTGAATATGTCGAATATGCGAAGAGAGTTTTGTCGGCTGAAAAGAATCTGCATTCCCTCGATGATGGGCAGAGGGTATCTACAACTTTAGGATGGTCGGCAGAAGCGGTGGCGCTGGAGGCGGCCCGTCCTTTCGATTGGGAAGCATTCAGTCGTGCTAGGGGTTATACGGAAGAAGAAATAGAGGATTTCAGACATTATCGTGAACTGGGAAAACGATTGCATCAAGCATATTCTGATGATTTAGATTTTCAAAGAGGTTTGGCGTTTGGGGATGTTACAGCGGCAATATGGCGGGAGATGCCCGAATCGAGGCGGTCGGGGCCTGAATCGGTGTTTGCAGAATCGCGTAGGTTTGTTGCGTCGCCAGATCGTAAAGCGGAACGGCGCAGGTTGGTGGCGTCTATTGAGGCTGAGATTGAGCAGGAAAATGTCGATTTGAAATTGGTGGCGGATGAGTTTGAAGGTTTGAAAAGTGGGGTGATAGAGACCATTTTTAGAAAGTATGCTAAGCAGAACAACGAAGGCGCTCGCTATGGCGCTCACGTACTCCCCGCGGATAAATCTCCATCGAAGATGAGACGGGCGGTGAGGGAGGAGGTCGATCGTCTGTTCGAAACGTTTGATGGCATTGTCCTCTACGGACCCCCCGGCACTAGCGAGACCTACGCACCGTCGAGGTGGTCTGAGATTCTTGACGCCGAGGAGATTGAGGCAGAGTTGTCTGATTTTGTGGAGGAATACAATGTGACGCATCTGTTTCCCTTGCTTACTCAGTACGACGCCATCCAGCGGGTGTTCGCGATTCCGTCGAGCGACCGTCTACTCCTCTTGCTAGAGCATAGGAAGCGGGGGGAGTTGGCTGAGCGGGGGGCGAAACGGCTGACCGACTTGGAGGCTTCTCTCGTTCTTGCGCATAAGGCTTCTGATGAGGAGTTGGTGGCGCTTCTGGAACAGCAACGGCGGAAGGATGTGTTCAGGGTGGCGGATCAGATCGTTGAGCCGCTTGGCGATTCGCCTCTTGATGGCAATGCGTATGTGGAGGAAAGGCGTGAGGAGTGGTTGCCTTTGTCGGAGTTCAAGAAAGTTTTACGAAGTCGAGGGTACTGGCCTGATCCGGGTTACGACTTCGACCTCGTCGACCGGGATCGGGCGGGGGATGAAGATTTGCAAGCGATATACATGGATTTATTTGAAGCAATACGTTTGAAAATGACACATCTTGGTTCTCCACAGTTGTCGCACACGATGCGTCGGTTGGATCGTATTGCTCAGAAAGCCAACCCCGATCGATGGGCTATCGACCCCGACGAGCAGCGGGAGGCTCTCCCGTATGAGGTAAATCCTTCGTCTATCAATCTGTTTGAAGACTTCAAGTTGCTTGGTGCCATTCAAGAAGAAATGGAATTTCGTGGTTTGCCGATCCATGTGAGTCCTGCCGACACACTTCCCGTCGGACATGAAATTTATGGCAGGCGGTTGTGGAGCGAAGAGATGAGTCGTCCGCAAACCTTGAAGGAGCGTGATCCGGGGCCTCGGGTGGCTGTTTCCGACAGGCGAGATAGCGAAAGCCAAACGTTGTTGGGTGTCGCAAGGCAGGCTTTGGAGCAGCGGCGGTTTGAGAATAATCTGTACATTCTGGGACGCGGAATTATTGGCGACATCAAGGATGCCGACGATCCGCGGAAGAAGAATATTTACGACGGGTTGGGTGTGTCGGGGCGTTTGACCGGCTTTGTAGATGGGTTGCATGACCGTGGTTCGATCAAGGAGGAATCTGCTAAATCTGTGGTCAACTTGATGAGTGATGAACAGGTGGATCGGATATTTGAACAGTTGCAGCGGGTGTCGCTCGGCAGAACAGCCGAGTCGATGTGGGTTGAGCCTGCATTGCGGGCCTCTTTGGGCAGTGACATTTTGGTGGGTGTATATGGCAAGCGTGCGCAGGAGCGTGCGGAGAAATTGCACCGTCAACGTATCGATGCGCAGGAGGATGGGGAGCAATTGGACCTTGGGCAAGGGGATAAGCGGAATCTGGTGATTGGTTTCATCGAGGGGTTGCATGATTCGTGGGCAGAGTCTGCCGGTGATCACCATACGAGGCCGTTGGCGGTGCAGTTGGCGGCGGCGCGGATGGCTGGGTTGTCGGACGAGGAGACCGCTAAGCGGGTGTTCTATTTTGCGAGCGCAGACGATCATGCAAAGGCGCGGCTTACGGCAGATCGGGTTCTCGCAGCGATTAGGGCTATCGACCCCGACGAGAAGCAGCCGTTCGTGGATGCGTTGGATCGCGAGGGGGACTTTCCGCGGACAATGATCGATGCTCTTGCGAGTGCTGTCGGGGGCATCGATGCGAACTCCCAAGAGAGCAGCCGCGCTGAGAGTCTTGAGGCGTTGATAAGGACTGTAGCGAAACAGAAGTGGAGCAAGTGGGCACCGGACGACGCTGCTGCTCTTCTGACAATTGCTGACTATCTTGACAACCCAGACCCGTTGATGAATACATCTGATGATGCGAAATTTCGCAAGAAGCGGGAGGTGTTCTCCATGGTGTCGGCGATGCTGAATGACGGCCTATTCGGTGACGCGCATGATGAGGCGTTGCCTATGATGACTGAGATAGCGCAGAGGGTTGTCAGGGAGGCGGCTCAGGGCAAAGGCACCGTGCGCCTGTACCGCGGAGTCGCCTTCCACAACACCGACCCGTATGCCGATGTTTCTGGGCCTCTGACTATGGACATCAACGCGTCGCCGCTTAGTTCGTGGTCATTGGATCGGAGTACAGCGGAGCAGTTCGCCGGTCGCGTCCTTGGTGAGGGTGGCTCATATGTGATTGCGACAGATGTTCCGATAGAAGACATTGTGGGCATTTCGGTGGCTGGGTTTGGTTGTATCGGGGAGGCTGAATGTATTGTGTTGGGGAAAGATCGACAAGTTGAAATATTGAAAGCAACGCCGGGGCACGGGGATTTTGATGGCTGATTGGAGCAAGGTTTCCACCGCTGATCGAATACGTATTGAGGACTGGCCGAAACGTACCCCGGACACGTTTGCTGACATCGAACGTGCCATCGAAGCCGAGGCTGCTGAGGCCGCCGGGAAAGAGCCGCCGCGTCGTCTGCGTGTAGGCAAACGACAGGCTCCTAAACCAACAAGTAAGTAAAGTTATTTATTGACAACAGGGACGTTGTTGCATTGGCGACAACACCCCTTTGTGTATTCTCTTACCTATGACCCCATCGGTTGGGTGCTGTCCTGAGCCGAAGTGTGTCAAACATCAACACACTCAACTCTTATAGGGAGAAAAGCACCATGTCATTCGACGCAAGTCGTCTCCGCGAACTTCAGGGCGCTCTGCGCGAGAAGATGGAGACCAACAAAGAGATTGCCGATTCTTTCAAGATGGAAGACGGCATTCTCCACATCGATCAGGATCGCAAGTCTGCCTTCGATGGCAACATGCGAGACATCAAAGAAATCAAGGGCCTCATCGACTCCATGGAGGAGATGAAGTCTGTTCAGGAGTGGGGCACGACCACGCCAGAAGAGTCGGTTGCTGCTGAAGCCGCAGCCGCTGGTCTCGGCGCAGTCACCCCCCACAGTGGAACACTGGGTCAGGCATTCATTGACTCTCCCGAGTTCAAGGCACTGAATGGTGGACGCTCCGGCGTCAACATGACTGCCCCGTTCACGGTGAAGTCTGGCAACCTCGGTTCGTACAACGTCAAGGACGTTTATTCGGCGCTGCCCACGGGCACACCGGCTGCGTTCGGCACCGTTGAGCGTGATCCGATCGTTACCCGCGCCCAGCGCAGTGTCAGAGTCCGTGACCTGTTCCCCGCCCGCCGCACCAATGCTGCTGTTGTTGAGTATTTCCGTGTCAGCGGATTTACGAATAACGCATCAGTGGTTCCTGAGCGTGTTTCGTCTGCCTTCGGTGCCAAGCCGCAGAGCGCGTTCACGTTCGTCGGCGAGCAGGCTCCGGTTCGGACCCTTGCTCACTGGGAAGCCGCCCACCGCAACGTTCTTGCCGATGAGCCGCAGTTGCGGTCGATCATCGACAACGAACTGCTGTACGGCCTCCGCCTCCACGAGGATCATCAGATCATCAACGGTGCAGGCACAGGCGAAGACCTCACGGGTATTCTGAACACCACTGGTATTCAGACCTACGCATGGTCCGCAGGTGCAACCGCTCCGGTGGCTGACACGAAGGCTGACGCCATCAGGCGTGCGGCAACACTGTCGTTCCTCGCCTACTACGAGCCAACCGGCATCATCGTCCACCCGAACGACTGGGAAGACATCGAACTCACCAAGAACTCGCAGGGTACGTACCTCCTTGCCGTGTCCGTAGCGACCGGCGCAGAGGCTCGTGTCTGGCGGATTCCGGTGGTCGACACTCCCGCCGTGGCTGAAGGTACCGCTATCGTCGGTTCGTTCGGTCAGGGTGCCCAGTTGTACGACCGGGAAGAGGCTTCGATCCGCATCAGCGAGCAGCATTCGGACTTCTTCGTTCGGAACGCCATCGTGGTGTTGGCCGAACAGCGCCTTGCCCTCGCGGTGAAGCGCCCGGAGTCGTTCGTCAAGGTCACCTTTGACGCCGCTCCTTCCTAGTCTGTAAGTGAGTGACGTAACAGTCACCTAACCGCAGGACTTAGAGAAGCCCCCCGGAGCAATCCGGGGGGCTTTCTCGTTTTCTAGGCGATGTCGATGATTTGCCCAACATGGCGGAAGAGACGAATCGTGTCTTCTTGGGTGGTTCGGTCGTTCCATTCGGTGGGGTCGCAACCGAGATAGAGGGCGAGTGCCTCCCATGCAAGAACGAATCTGCCTTGCTGCTTTGGGGGCAGGTTGGAGACAGTGATGTTCCAGTCGTCGCTAATGCGAGTTGGGTGGGCGTGACAGGCGAGGGCGAGAGCGCCCATGATGTCGACTTTGCCGGTGTCCGGATGGATGGGGGTACCGCGTGTCCAGCCGTGTAGGCGGATTACGTTGGCGGCAGCAAAGAGGGTTTGAGGAACGTTGGCGAGTTTGAAGTCGTCAATGTTGTTTGACTTGGGTTTGGTAGGCATTCCACATGGCCCTATGCAGGAGACAGTCTCTGCATAATGGTATGGGACCGTTGGTCGGGTCAAGCCCCTCCTTGATGTCTTCATGGGGCCAGTAGACGCGTTCGGGGGTGTGGCAGAGCCAACAGGAGCCGTGGTGGGGGATGAGCGCGCCAAGTTCAATAGAGGAGTCGATGATAGAGGTGAACATGTGGACGCTAACAGGGGGAGTGTCTTCGTCCATCTAATTAGGATACTCCTGTTGGCCTGATCGGGCCGTCAGGTAGTCACCGAATCGGGCAGGCTCCGGAGGAGCAGTCGTCGTCCAACAGTTCGCTTGTTCCGGCTGCTACAGATTGTGGCTTCTTGTTTACCTTGGCTAGCAGGGCTTTGTAGGTGGTTCGATCGATGGCTTCAAGAGGGGCTTGTTCGAAGCCGTGTTCGCTATGAAGCAGGAAAGACATGGACTTCATGTTGTCCCAGTTTTCGACCAGATAAGCCTTGATGGCGTCCAGTTCGTCTTTCCGGTAGTAAACCGTTACAGACACTGCGTTGTCCGCCCAGTCGGCTTGCATGCGGCGCTGAAGGGCAATCTGATCGATGGCTGTTACGTCGTGGGCCAGCATGGTGTCTGTTGGGAATGCGCAGGGGAACTCCACGACCTTGGTACGTTCGTCGACCATTCCATCGAAGCCGCGGACCCATTCGATTGTGTAGCCGCGTTGGGCGCAGTAGTCGAGTAGAGGATCGTGGGCTGACATTCGGACCCGTCGGATGTGATAGCGGGCGAAGCCGGGGTGGACGCCGGGGGTGACTCCGGCGAGGAGGGACAGGGTGCCGGAGGGCTTCACGGTGGTGAGTCGAACCGATTGGGGGTAGCCCTGTTCGGCTGACCATTCGGCGTCGAAGTGGCGAAGCGCCTCATAGGTGGGTGACAGCCAATCCAATTTGTCGAGGGCTTGTGTGATCCCGGTTACGCCGAGACCTAACCGCATGTTCTGATGTGTGATGCGGGTGGATTCGCGGTCGATGTAGGGGAGTGCCGCTACTGCTTTCTGGACTTTGTACAACAGTTTGGATACGTCGATCATTTCGTCAAGCGAACGAATGTTTGGAAGGATCATTTCGGCGAGGTTGCAGGACTCCTTGTTGGCGAGCGAAATTTCGCTACAGGGGTTGGTGCCCGCCACGGTGTCGTCTTGTCGTTCTTCGCCCATTCGGCCATACCGCTGCGAGGTTTCGAGGTTGAACAGTCCGTATGGTTCGCCGTTGCCGAGGTAGCCATCCCAAAATTCGCCGTTGAGGGATTCGACTTCGCCGCGGTTGGCGATGACGGTGTTGTTGGACATGGCCCGGTAGGCGGGGATGGTGCCGAGGTCCCAACGTTTGGCGCTGAGGTATTCGGTGTCGGTGGGTTTGCCGAGGGCGATTTGGGCGGAACGTCGAACGTTTCCGGCGACCACGATGGACCCGATGATGTTGCAGATGTCCAAGGCTTCGACGGAAGTGAGGTGTCGGCCAACTGCGGTGTCGAGAACGGCACAGATTTTGGTGATGCCCTCGTTGAGGATGGCTGGCCCGGATGCGGTTCCGCCAAACGTTTTGATGGGTGCGCCTGCTGGGCGAATCAACTGTGTTGAGTAGGTGACCGTGTGGGGGTGATCTTCGTTTCCAAGGTAGGTGTCGAGGGCGCGTAGCAGGCATTCGGCCCAGCCTTCGCGTTTGTCGGGCACGATGTAGTCGGCGTCTGACACGTTGTGTTGGATGACGGTGCCTTGCCTGACTGTGCCAAGCGTTTCAGGTGTGGTGATGGAAAAGCCGACGCCTCCGCCGAGCATGAGGCGTTCGAAAATCCATGCGAAATCTTTGGTGGATTCGATGGTGGTGAACCAGCAGTTGTTCATGTCGTCGCCGTATGGTCCGCCGTGGGCTACAGGTCCGCCCATGCGCCAGAGCATGCGTCCGCCGGGTAGGCCACGAAGGTTGAACATGTGGTCGAACAGGCGTTCGGCTTCTGCTTGGGTTAGTTTTGCCCCGATTTGTTGAGCACCGTTGATGACGCGCTGAATGGTTTCAGGCCATTCTTCAGTTCGGATAATTTCGCCGTGATCGTCGTAGATTGGGCGGGCGTAGGTGCGTTTGTAGACGATGTAGCCAAGATGGTCGAAGCCCCATGGGGTTTGTTTTGGGGCGTACTGTGCCAAGAGGTTGTCGTCAACGAGGTACATTTGCTGTCCTTGAACAGGTATTCGAGCGATTTGTAGTGACTAGATTATGACACTGTTGCTTGATACGGAAAGTGTAAAGCCAAGCCGAGTTCTCGTGCTTTTTCGTGTGTGATTTCGGTTCCGGCAGCAGCAACAAGAATTCTGGTTTGGCGAGTCGGTGTAATCCAACGGTCTTCATACACGTCGCATGGAACCGTGATCTTTCCTGATTTTGTAGGGGAGGGGTGGGCTATGGAATCAGGGGTGCAATCTCCGGTTGGGTGGCCGCAAACGAGGCAGGGTTCTCGTGTAGCGCGGGTGATGCGAACGCCGGGCAAAACCCAATCTGGATCGTAACCAACCATGGTGACTGCCTTCCTTTGGATTGGGTTGAGATACCAAGAATAGCATCCGCACGTTGGCTGGCCGTGGCGTTTTTGGACAAAAAAAAGAGGAGCGAGGCCGAAGCCTCGCTCCTCTTTGGTAACTCCGACTATGAGTCAGAGATTACCAGCGATGAGTTGACGATCAGGACTCGATGAGTTCTGTGTCGTATCGCGGGTCGCCCTCCAACCGGGCGTAGGTGTTTTCGTAGAGGTTGGCGTAGGTCTCCGCGTGGAGGGCCTCCAACATCTTGTGGGCACGATACGCAGCAGCGTTGCGACGGCGGATTTCGATCTTCCGACGCTCTGCTTTCTGCTCACGTTCCTTGGTCAGGGTGTCCTCTTGTGAGGCACCCTTGTTGAAGACCTGATCGTACAGGTCTTCGAAGTTTCCGTCGAATTCTTTTGACATGGTAATTGTCCTCTCTGGTGGTAATCGACGTTGGTAACGTTATCGGGCTGACGCGATGTTGTCAACCCGATAACAGGGTTTTTTATATCGGGCTTTAGCCGGTGATCCGGGTGTCCTCATCGAACAAGGCGATCCGGGTCTTTTCACGCAACCGCATGTTGTAGGCCCGGAGGGCAACATTGGCGATGGCGTTGTGTGTCCTGCCCTGTATGGCGATGGCACGACGCTTGCCGTCTGCCACCAGACTTTCGGGAGAGCCGAACCTCTTGAGGCTGTCGTGCAGCCGCTGATCCGACATGTCGGGGTTGTGTCGCAGCATGGCAGAGATGCTGACCAACAGGTCGTGGTTGAAGGTGTTCGGACCCCTGCCGTAGGCAGTGCTGAGGAGTTTCAGCACACGGGCCAGTGCTTCTGCACCATCCTGCCGGAACAGTGTGCGTATCGTTCCGATTGAGCGGAGTCCTTCTTTCTTGGGGGAGTCCACAACTTCGATGTTGAGGGCACTGAGGACCGACTGGATGAGTACGGCTTCCGGCTGCTGGGCAACCACGTCGGCACGGAAAATCTGTGTCGGCTTCGGCTTGGCCCGGTTGGAGTTGATGACAGAGAACACATGTGCCTCGTCCTTGAGGGTCAGGCCATCCAACACGATGGCGTTGATTGACTGATCCTCCCACCCCATGAGGCGCAGTGCGGCGATGCGGTGTCCGCCGTCGATGAGAACGAGGTCGCCATTGGCGCGCCGTGAAACTACGACGGCTCCCATCATGTCGGTGTCGAACTCCTGAGCAATCTTGTTGACCCTGAGGGTGTTCTGTTCCCGCTGGTAGGCGGGGTCGACAAGCAGGGTGTTGGCGACCAGCGACTCCATCGAGCCTCGCTGGTCGGCGACGGTCTGGTCGCCGGGGGTGCCCTTCTGGCGTGGGGCTTCGGGTTGCTTTAGCATGATATGTATGTCCTTTGCTGGAGGGGGGGTCATGGTGACCTTCCCCTGAGAAGGAGAACAATACCGGGTTCGCAGGACGCCGTCAACCCGTTAGTCGACTTTTCTTCAGGGAATCTACAAACCCCAGTCAGGACAAGGGCAAGAAGGGCAAAAGAATTTTGGCCTACTTGCTGTTCCGACCGGCTATCGCCGCCGCTGCGAACACGGCACGAACCAACAACATGATAGCCGTGATGAGAAACGCGTTCCGATACCCGATGCCCGGTTCCAGCCAAGCAGCGTTGGGGAAGGAGGAGATGAGCAACATGTTCACCAGTACCGCAGCGATGGCTCCAGCGGCAGAGAGCACGCTGATTCCCAGCACGATCCCCACGATCATGCTCGCCTGTCCCTGCTTCTCAGGGGTGGACGGAGCAGTTGAGTTGCCAGCGAATTTGCGGGTGAGGGATGTCCAGTCGGATGAGTTGCTGGGATCAGCCACGGCTGTTGGTTCGGTTCAGAATTTGGTGAACGCGTTGGCGGCTCAGGTCGTATCGGCCGCCGATCTGGCTGAGGCTGAGACCGCCCTCGCGCAGGTGTTTGATTTCGTCATCTCGATTGTTGTCTGAGGAGGGTCCGGGCCGGAGGGGTCCCCATGTCCATCCCGTCATCTTCTCTAGCGCGGCAATCTGCTGGGGAGACAGGGAGCCAGCGTGGTACCTGTTCCGAACGTAACTGACGAAGGTGCCGATGTTGATGCTTTGGTCGTCGATGACCTCCGTGTGTTTGGTCGGGATACGTGCGTGTCCCTCTCGGTTGACAAACTGTTGAATTGCTTGTAGGCGGTCAGCCCATTCCTTTGTACGTGCCATAGGCGCGACTTTAGTCGAGGGTTTGCTTGGAAAGTGGCAATCACCGAGGCTTGACCTTACAAACGGCAGGCCGGGGGTGTCGTACAATAGGACTGGAAGTATCAATTCTTTGCCCGAGGAGAAACCCCATGCCGCCAACATTGGCACCCAAGGACCGTGAACGACTCGTTGATCGCATCCGCCGCAACGCTGCCCGGTTGAACACCGGGGCCGTTGGCCGGGTCCGAGAAGCACAAGCCCGCGCTGCCGGGCGCTAGCCGACCTATAGGTAGCGGCCGCTATGGCGCTTGTCACCGTTTCAGAACTCAAGAAGTACATGGACATTACTTTGTCCAACACGCAGGAGCAGGGCGTCCAGTTGGTCATTGACGGACTTCATTCAGAAATGGAATCCTATCTGCGGCGTCCGATCGAACAGACCGCCTACACCGAAACCCACGTCGTTGCGAACCATGCACATGGTGTTCCAACGAACAGTTTCTTCTACGACTACAGCCTCGACACGACCAACGCCCCGGTCAGCATGATCCAGCCACCATACGTTTTCTATGCGGCGAACTCGCCGGTCGTCAGCGTGGCGTCATTGACGATCCGACCCCAAACGCAAGCGACGGCTACGGCTCAAGAGGAGGGGCGCGACTTCGTGGTACGGAAGTACGGCGTCGATCTGTTTCGGGCGTTTGCCAACGATGTGGTCACGGTCACGTACACGGGGGGTCTCGATGGATCGACGATCAAGATGATGAAGTTGCTGATCCTTCGGGCGGCAACGAGGGAAGTGCAGAACATGCACGACGATGTGGTCGGGTTGAAGGATTTGGAAACCCGGAACGTTGCCCCCATGCAAACAGGATTTCTTGACGCAGAACTTCAATCACTACGTCGGTATCGTCGCGTCCGGGTGGCGTAACATGCCGGTTCATATCGTTGTCAAAGTCGATACATCGAACTGGGACAAATACGTCAAAGGGATGTTGAAGCGAACGACGGACTGGCGGCCGACGTTTCGTTGGGCAAGAGATGAACTGAAGAAGGCGTACAAGGCCCAGTTTCTAACCGGGGGAGGGGTGGCGAGCGAGGGCGGCATCCATGGTCCGAACCAGCCATGGAACGCATTGGACACCGGCTACGCCTCATGGAAGTTGGAGCACTATGGCGGGGTGCCGATTCTGGTTCGGGAAGGCGACCTGTATCGCGACCTGACGACCCTCAAGGGTCGCCCGACAGACATCGGTAGGCGTACCGCCACATTCGGCACGCAACTGCCTTACGCACAGTTTCATCAAACGGGTACCCGGTTCATGCCGCAACGCAAGATCGTTTTCGTACCACGCTTCTTTGCACGGCGCATGGCGGAACGGGTGGGAGAGTATGTGGCGTATGGAAATACTCCGTATCAGAAAACGAAAGCGTTGTTCCGCGAATGATGGAAGGTCCGGTCAAGGCCAAAGAGTATGTAAATACGTATCTGGCTGGCGATTTGCCGTCGCGTCTGATCACATACCGGAATCAGTTGTATCTGGACGACCAGCGTCTACCTGATCCGCAGAAGTACCTGACGTTCGAGCCGGTCGCGTTGGATAACTGGCCGACGATCATCACCTTGGTGGGGTCCACGCAAGACCTCACGCGTATCGACTACGAAGCGGATCGTGATCCGATCTTTCGGGTTCGGTATGCGATGCGAACGTATGTTTGGGTGCGGGGCAACGGCCCGCAGGAAACGACAGAGATTAGGGACAATTTGTGTACGGTGGTGCGCGATGCCCTGCTGGATCAGCCTGCATTGCGGCAATCAGACTCGACTGCGGCGGCAACGGACATCAAGGTGGATGAGGGGACGCTTCGTGAAGAGTTTTCTGATCTGACGTTGATCAAAGGTGAGCGGTTTCTAGCGGCGGCCTATTTGGCGTATGACCTCAATTTGGATGAGGTGGTTAGTCGCATTTCGTTGTACACAATGACTTCTTCGACATTGACGGCCGGGCTGATTGAGAAGGTGCCGAATGCCCCCACGTTGTTGCAGGCTTCGTCGGGGGACACGCAGGTGGTGCTGACATGGCGGGCTGCCACTTGGGATGGCGGCGGGGAGCCGATTCGAGGGTACATCATTCAGGCTTCAATCGATGCGGGGACAACGTGGGGAACAGAGGTGGCGGACACCGGGTCCACGTCACCGCAGTACACGGTGACGGGGTTGACAAACGGTACGAATTATCAATTCCGTGTGGCAGCGTTGAACGACATCGGAACTGGTGCGTATTCGTCCAGTTCGGTCGTTGTTACTCCTTCGGCGTAGGCGTTGGTCGTCTACACTGTACGGAATGGATAAGACGCGATGATGGTCTTCAATCGATTGCTGAAACATGCGAAATCACAAGACGATCTCCATGTATCATTACAGATGCCGACAAGTACAAGGTCTTTGGAGGGCTAAGGGATGCCGGGAGTAACGGTCACAACTGCGGTTCGCACAGGGCCGGTCAATACGGGCGACGAGGTCGTCGGTCAGGTCTTTATGTGTGGTACCGCTCAGCGCGGGCCGACGGACGCTGCCACTTTAGTGAAGAGCCTTGCCGAGTATGTCACATACTACGGCGGTTATGAATCGGGCAATTTGTATGCCGACGTGCAGACGTATTTCGAGGAGGGGGGCCGTCGAGCGTACATCTACCGGGCAGTGGGGGCTACTCCAGTCGCTGGCACGCTTACGCTGAACGACAGCAGTTCTGCTGCCACGATGACGATTACAGCCAAGAACACGGGCGATTGGGCAGCCAACCTTACGGTTGCGGTGGCGGCGGGTGACACGGCGGACACGTTTGTGATCACGATTGCGTTGAGTGGTGTCGCCCAGTTGGTGACTCGCGACTTGGTCGATGTGGCAGATGCGGTGACGTATCTGAACACCAGTTCGGTATCTCATTTGCTGGTTGCTGCCGACGATGCGACTTCGGCTAACGATCCGGCGGTGCTTGCTGCCACGGCTCTTGCCAGTGGCGCAGACGGCGGTGCTCCTACGGCTGCCAACTATGTGACGGGGTTGACATACTTCACCGAGAACCTTGGCTGTGGCGCAGTGTGTATTCCCGGTCAGTCTGGCGCGACGGTCTGGGCGGGGTTGCTGGTTCACGCTGGAGCCAACGACCGTATTGCGTTGATGGGCTTTGGTTCTGCCGATACGGCGTCGGCGGCTCGCACCAGCGCCGCTACGTATTATTCGCATGCGTCTGCCGAGCATGGCGCTTTCTATTGGCCGTGGGTGAAGATTCCGGACCCGGCCAGTGCTGGTTTGACCATCAATGTGTCGCCTGAGTCGTTTGTCGCTGGTGCCCGTGCTACTGCGGTGCAGGATGCGGGCGGCCCGTGGCGTGTCGGTGCTGGAAAGATTTCTTCGGCCAAGTTTGCTACGGGTTTGGCGGCGACGGTGGATCGAGCCACCAGCAACATCATGGACGAGAAGCGGGTCAACACGCTGCGTGTGGTGAGCGGTCTGGTGCAGGTTTACGGTGCCCGGTCGGTGTCTAGCGATGAGGCGAACTGGAGGTTCATTACTCACCGTGACACAGTCAACTACGTGGTGCATCTGGCCGAGGCCCGTCTGGAACAGTTCCTGTTCTCGACGATTGACTCCCGTGGTGCATTGTTCAATTCGATTCGTGGTTCGCTTGTCGGCATGTTGGACCCGATCAGGCAGTCCGGTGGCTTGTACGAGGGGTATGACGCCAACGGCAAGAAGGTCGATCCGGGGTATTCGGTTCAGGTGAATTCTGCCAACAACCCGGCGTCGCAACTTGCTACCGGATTGGTGAAAGCCACTGTGAATATCAGAGTGTCAGCCATTGGCGATCAGATCGCTGTGACCATTACTAAGAGCAATTTGACGGCCGGTGTCGTCTAGTTGACGGGGAGTAGATAAATGCCAAATCTCAAATCATCACAACGGCAAATCGTCGCTGAATTGCTTCAGCCCACTGATGGCGAGTTGCCCACAAACGCACAGAAGGGTCCGGCGATTGGGGGCTATTGGGCGCAAATGTCGGGCGGCGAGGTTACTGCTGCCGTGGAGAAGGTGTACGACGGTGGCGACCGTTTCCCTGACACGGTTACGACCGTGGCAGAGGTTGGGGACATTACGCTGACACGCTTCTACGTTCCGGCGGAACATGCTTCTGTTCTTCAGAATGCACGCGAGTTGGTTGGGATGGCGTTTTACGACATTCAGATCACGGAACTGAATCAGGACTTGGTTGTTCCGGAGTCACCCCACGGGCGCTTGTATCCTAAGGCGTTGCTGGTGGGCCTTACGGAACCTGAGGGTGATTCGGGGTCTTCTGCTCCGGTGACGTTCAGCATGACGTTCTCTGTCGGCAAGGTTGGGGCGATCGCGACGCAGACCGACCAATAATTCTGGGGCTTCTAATCCGATTCCCCTAAGCCTTCATGGCTGGCAAAGGTCCGTCCCTATGGGGCGGGCTTTCGTCTTTTGTGGATGTGTGTTGTTGACGAATACCGGACATCTGTGTGCTAGGTTTTTGTATCGGGTCAGAGGATTCTCTGTCCGTTTAGCCAACTAGACAACGCTACTGCGTCAATAGATTAGGAGTATTTACTGTTATGCCTGAAGACACTTTCACCTCTGATGCCACCGCTGATAAAGGCACTCGTGCCTCGAAGCCGCCGCTGGCTACACCGAAACCGCCGTCGGTTTTGGAACAACTCAAGATTGAACTTGCCAAGAAGATCGAACGTCCAGAAATCGAGATTGATGTTCCGGAACGTGATGGTATTGCGGTTCGATTTTCACCAAACATCACCCAGCATCAAATCCGTGCATGGAGGCGCAACGCTGGAGAAAACACCAAAGCCGGGTTCGATCCCACGAAGTTTGCCTGTCAGGTAATCGGCCATACGTGTAGCGGCATTTACGTCAATGGTGAACAGGTGACGACTCCGGACGGCCTCGGACTCACGTTCGCCTCGCAGGAAATTCTCGACATGGTGGAGGCAACTCGCCCAATCCCTGACGGGATTCAGGCGTTTTACGGACTTGATCCTCATCTTGAAGCCACGGCTCTTGCAGTTATGGAGCATGCCGGGTATTCGGATGAAGTCGATGCGGTGGACCCTACGACGGCGTATTAGAGGGGTTTGCTGGGGACGCAAGAATCATCACGGCGGCACGATTAGGAGAAGTGTTTTACACTGATCCAATCACATTGTTGAATTGTGATGAGGATGAATGGCTGCTTAGGTTGGCGTGTGCTAAAGTTATAGCGGCTGACCGCGAAGAACAGAAACGGGAGGCGGATCGTCAGCGTATTCGTCGATAATTACTGATTGAGGTCTGTGTATGGCCGTTGAAGAAAAAGTCGTAATCAAAGTAGATGTCGACTTTACTGGCGGAGCAGAACTTGCTAGAGCGAAGGCGCAACTTGCCGCGTTAGGTAGGGAAACCGACAAAATAGGCAAGGCTTCAGCGCGCCTTAGGAGAACTACAAAAGACTGGGACAGGCTGACCTCAAAGATTCAGGCTCTTGGAGTAATCGCGGGCAAAACCTCCAAGATGTTTGTCAATTTCTTCACGGCGATGAGCAAACTCGCAACGAAGGGTTTGGCACTCGAAATGGCTGCTGTGGGGATTGCCATCTTGAGCGCCAAGGCGGCGATGATAACTGGCCGCGGTGCAGCCAGACTGTACCAACAGGCGTTACAGGGCGTCGCGTTGTCGGCTGGTGCGGCAGCGGTGGCGATCGGTACGTTGGCCGGAGCGGCACGAGAGTTTGCGCAAGTCAATCTAATCCCGGCGATGGGGGGCTTGCGCCAGTCGATGGCCGCTATCCGTTCCGTGGCGTCCGATCCACGACTGTCCATATTCGGCATGGAGACCCTGCCGGGCCTTGTTGGTTCGTTGGGTCGTAGCGGAATGGGGCAGGCGAATATCAACCCGGTGTTGCGTGCGTTGGGTGACATCACGGGCGGCGATTCGAAGCAGATGCAGCAGATGGCCCGTGCGGTCGCTGCCGCCCAACAGAAGGGCACAGTCGGTCAAGAAACCATCTCGGCCTTTGAGCAACTGGGTCCGCAGTTCAAGGGTGTCACCAAGGGCATGTCGGGCATGTCGTCCGACAAGTTCATTTCCGGGTTGATCGGCGGAGATTTTACGCCGGAGGTGTTCAAGGGCCAGTTGGAACGGATGAACCAGACGTTGATGGGAACAGTCAAAGGGTTCATTACCCGAATGGCCCACGAGTTTGCTGAATTTGGTCAGGTGTTCGTGCAGCCGATGCGGGACGCGTTTCTTTCGATTGAGAGAATTCTGAAGCGGTCGCTGGTTCAGACCCGTGTTGTGTTGCGGCAGTTTGGTTTGAATGAACTGATACCGGGATTGGTGGAGTCGTTTGACAATATGGCGGTGTCGATGGTGCGGTTGATCAACAAGGAATTGCCGAAGTTGACGGAGGTGGGGGCAAGTTTCCGAGACTTCTTTGGCGGGATAGGTGGATGGTTCAGAAAGATTGGTGAAGCGTTACGTCCGTTGGAGAAGGGGGCGGACGTGCTGATCGACGTGTTGACCCCGGCGTGGAATGAATTGTTTGGGGGCACCGGGCTGATTGGCAGTTTCAACGACATGTTGATAAAGAACCGGGACGCGTGGATAGATTTGGGTGAGGCTTTCGGTCATATCGTCAGAGGCATCATGCAGATATTCGATGAAGGCAACCGGATCATCGTGGGGAATTTGCCGGTACTTACGTCGTTCTTCAATATTGTTGCCAATGATGTGATGCCTGCGATCAAGTCGATGTTGTCGCTGTTCAAGGATGCGTTCTTCGAGTTGTTGCCCACGATGGGGAGTGCGTTGTCGTCGATTGCTTCTGGGGTGACGGCGGTTTCGGCCTCCTTGAGTGGGTTGTTGAAGACTCCGGGTTTGGGGACGTTGTTGGCGGTGGCGGTTATGGGTGGGATGAGGTCGAGGGCGATGTTTTCGCCGTTGCACGGGTTGGCGATGGCTGGCCGTGTCGGTGGCGGACCCGGCATGATGCCGGGGGGTGCGATGGGCGCTGCTAGGTCGAACTTTGCTTCGGGGAGGGCGTGGGCTACGGCTTCCCCATTTGCGGCAGCGGGGTCGGCGAAGGGGATGGGGGGGAAGTTTGCTGGGATGAGGGGTGGTTGGCGGGCCATGACGGGAAAATCGGGCAACATGTTGGGCAAGGGGATGGGTTACGCGGGTCGGGGTGCTTTGGGTATGGGTCTTGCGGCTTTGGGTCCGGCGTTGGGGCTGGACAAGGGGGCGGCGCAGATGGGTGGCATGTTGGCAATGTTTAGTCCGCAGTTGGGTGCTGCTGTGGCCGGGTTGGGTACGGCGATGAAGTCTCGAACGGCGGCTGGTGGCGCGGTGTCTGGTGCTGCGGGTGGTGCGGCGCTTGGCTCCATGCTTGGTCCGTGGGGGGCGTTGGCTGGTGCAGGGATCGGTGCGGCGGTCGGAGCGTTTTTCGGTGACCGAAACAAGAAGAAGTTCGAGAAGAAGGCTGAAGACTTGGCGGACACAATCGGGGAGGGTTTGTTCGGCAGGTTGGAAGATGCAAGCACTTCGACGATTCAAACGTTGCGAGATGAGATGAAGGACTTGTTGTCCGACGAGGAGGCGCTTCGCAAGATGGCGAAGGATCGAGGCGCTGACTACGACACGTTGGTGATTTCACTCCAGAACGTGAACGATGAACTAGAGATGCTCGCCGATGAACGGCTTGGGAGGTTGACCAACAATTTGAACAGGTTGAGCCTTGCGACAAGCATGACCTCTGAAGACTTGGAGGCTCTGGCGGATCGGATGCAGGTCGACTTTGGGGATGCCATGTTGTCGACGTTGGAGATGATGAACAAGTTGAATCTCAATGTGGTGCCGACAACGCATGGTGAGTGGCGTGGCATATCCGAGGCTGGGCTGTATGACCAAATGCTAAACAGGTCTACGGTGGGGAGACGGATACAGAAGAACGATTTGCTTGATCAGTCGACGGCTGCTTATGACGTGGCGTTGTCGGAACAGAACGAATTTGGTAAGGCCAGCGACGAAGCAATAATGGATTTAGCCATGGCGGTCTTTGCGGAGGGGCAGAACGTCAACTGGTTGGGCATGGGTCCGGAAGCGTTTATGCAAAACGTGTTTGCCAGTGCGCACTACTCGGGCTTTACCGGGGCGACCCAGACCGAACTTACCAACCTTAGCAGCGAGTTTCCGCGCTTGATGAAACTGGGGCTGGAGGGGACTCCGGAATATCAGGCGCTTGAAGCGCGACTCAAGGCGATTGCCGGACCAGACGGTTCGAACGCAGCAGGCGTGGCACTGCTGGAACAGCAGTATGGCACGGGCAACGTTGCCACGTTGCTATCGCAGGCGGCGAGCGGCACTGGCGCATTCGAGGGCGTAGACCTTGCCACGTCGTTGACGATGTTGAGCGAGACGGTGATGTCCGAGACTGTTGCTTCGTTGTTGACGTTGGCTGAAGCGTCTACGTATGCCGCGAACGAAATTGTAATTGCATTCGGTGGCGGATTGACCCCGGCGCAGGCCACGGCGTACCTGCAAGGTCAGATGGACCCCGGTATGAGGGACCGAGCCGGTTATGGCAGGAAGCCGGTTTTGACCATTTCTGATGCACTAGCCACAATTGATGCCACTGATGTCATTACTTATGCAGACACCGTAATTGTGACTTCAAGTTTGGACAGGTTGAAAGCATCAAATGCTTCCGGGGAGGAGTTGGCAAATACCTATGCGGGTGCTGACATGTTTGGTGACTTCTCGTGGATGCACGCTGGGCAGAAATTCTCGTTTAGCAGGGAGAGCGGACCCAATGCTGCATTGGAGGCGCACTTGGAGGATCGAGGTTATGAAGGGTGGGACAACGACGTGCTCACGAAGGCGTCGGCGATGTTCAGCAGCAGTTCCATGCAGGGCACGGGGGGGGCGGGGGTTACGATCAACGTAGGTGGGAATGAATACACCTTGGATGTACCGCCGGGCACCATGATTGCAGATCCAACGATGTTGATCAATGTGCTTTCTGAAGCATTGGAAGAGGAAATAGCCCTTATTCTTGCTGCCCACATGGTGGCAAACCAACCATAGGGGAATCGATGGCTTCCATTACCGTTACGCTCAACACAATTTCAGGTCCCATAGCGCATATCTTTACTTATGCTGTTGCTGAACGGGTCGTTTTGCAGCAAGTCGACTGGCGTTCTGCTCCGGATGAGGCGGTGAAGAAGGTGCAAAAGTTTGATGAGGGTGTTGATTTTAGTGACCACAAGTATTACAACACGTTTGTGCCGCGGGCGATAACTTTTCCGTATGGCCCTATCAAAATTTCTTATGCCAACATGGCTTTGCAATATCAGAGCGTGGCCCGTCCGGGCCTCAAGCCGCTGCTTGAAGCCTCCGCACAAAAAAACCGCACCTTGTCTTTCTCGGCACTGATTATCGACAAGGCAACGAGGGGCATGGTGCCGGTGGAAGAGACGTTGGCGGTGTTGGAGGAGATGGCGGTGGAAGATTTGGATTGTCAGTTTTTCCATGGTTCGACAGGGCCATCGTACTTTGTTCGGATCACGAAGTTGTCGTATGAATCGGTTCGTCGTGATTTGACTGGGGCGATTACTCAGGCAAGGGTCACTCTCCAACTTACTGAAAAGCCGCAGGTCAATACGGAGGTGGTTCAGTTGAGGGCGATCACGCAAGAGCCTGACATTGTGCCGTCTACTGGCGGGGAAGATGAGCCAGAACCAGAATTGCCGAGGTGGCATACGGAAATGTTGGCGATGAAACTAGACCCCAATTCAGAAGCCGACCGACTTATTTATTTTAGGTTCAAAGATCCAGAGGTCAATGTGTTTATCGAGAATCTCAACAAGGGGCTGTTGTAAGCCCCTTCAACCACTACCCTATTTCTTATGGAACAGATAACTGATCTTATCATCGGCGAAATCGACGACCACCTTGTCGAGATTCAGCAGTCAGTGTCAACGATGCAGGTTGCTTTCGGCATCAACGAAATTAGTCGTATCGAGTTCACTGTTACCGATCCCGGCTTTCGCATGCACGACGCCGGATATTTCTTCCTACGTCGACCCGTCTATTACGCTGGACAAAGTTTTGAAGTCTCTTCCGTGTCGGTCAACCGATCACCCAGACAGGCAGACACAGTCAAGATCGTTGCCCGCTCACGGATTATTCAAATATGGAAACGCGAGAAGGGTGCAGCCAATTTTGGAGCCATCGCAGCGTCCACCTTCGTCGCCCAGAAAGCCGTCGAAGTTGGTCTCGACATGTTCATTCAATCCACTCCGGTCAAATCAGCCATTGTTCGTCAACAAAACGAAAACAGTGACGAGTCAACGTGGGATGTGATTCGTCGGCTTGCCAACGACAACGAATTTATTGTGTTTGAAGCCGCAGGCATCGTGTATTTTACTTCTGAAGAATATTTGCTTGCCAATCAGACGGCGATCGAGTTGAAGATGGACGCCGAAGAGAACGATCCGTTTTTCATGCATAGCGTGTCTGTGCGACGGTCGGACAACAGTTTCTTCGGGTCGACGTTTGAGGCGAGGGTGGCGCGTGTGAATGGGATGAAGATCAGGCCGGGCATGGTGGTGACGTTGTCGGGTCTCAACTTTATGGATCGAGCGCATTTGGTGGATCGGGTTTCGTGGAGGATGGGGGTTCCTGATCCGGTGACGGTTTCGGCACGGACGTTGGATGACAGTTCCGATTTGGGGTGCGAGTTGCAGGTGTTCGGTCGCGGGGCGAACGGGGATTGTGTGAAACGGTTGCAGCAGGGGGTGGGGGTTCCGGCAGATGGAGCGTTTGGTTCGACGACAGAGGCGGCGGTGAAGGCGTTTCAGGCGAGCAAGGGTTTGGCGTTGCCGACGTTGATTGAACCGTTGGGGGTGGTGGGTCCGATTACTTGGGCGGCAATTATGAGGACGCCTGCGGCTGCTGAGGCTGAGGCTGAGGCTTTCAACACGGTCCAAAAGGGTCACATCCTAAGTGGGATAGTGGAGTAACGCTATGGCTTATGTTCCTCGAACTCGTCCAACTCGTAGTGCATCGAAGGTGGGGCGGGCGTCGGGGTTTTTCGCGGCTGAGGTGACGCGGGTGGTGGATGGCACGGATGTGTATGTGCAGGTGCCGCGGTTGACGTTGGAGTTTGAGCATGGTCCGGTTCAGTATTTGGGGTCGTTGCCGACGGCGGGTGATTCGGTGTGGGTGTCGTTTCAGGAGGGGCGTGTCGATGAGTTGGTGATGTTTACGTCGTCAACGTTGACTGGTGATGTTACGAGTGTTACGGCTGGCACAAATCTGACTGGTACCAACGAATCGGGACCGAATGTGACGTTGGCGTTGGATACGAACATTACGGGCGACATTACGTTTGATACGTCTGTGTTGGTCGTGGATGCGACGAATAACCGGATCGGCATCGGCATCGCCGCCCCAACGGCAATGTTGCATATTGTTGATGCAGGTAACGCTACGAGAATGGACCGTTCTGGCTATGACTCCTACGGCTGGGTCCACTCAGCCGGTGCAGGCATCCAGTTCTACAACTACACCGATTCTCGCACCGAGATGTATTTCAATGGGGCGGGCAACGTCGGGATCGGCACCACCTCGCCCGTCCTGACGGGCCTCACCATCGGACGCCAACCGTCGGACGCCAACGAAGGCGGGCAGGTCAACTGGGAGGGGGGCACCTCCTACTCGAACAACCTGTCTATTGACCGTCACGGCAACGACCTGCGGCTCTTGTACAACGGCTCACAGACTGGAACTTGGAGTGGGGCAGGGGCACTCGTAGCAACTGCCGTGACATCATCTGGAGCGGTGCGTGCCGTAAGCGGTGGGGCTGACGGCGGAATGGTGATGGGGCAGGCGTACAGCAGTTCATATGTTGGTCTTCACACGAACGGCATGGGGAACAGTGGCAACGCTGAATACGTTCTGCTGTCGGATGGTACGCACACGTTCCTCTCGTCCGGTGAAAATGGCGATACCTATATTCGTGGTGCGGATAATGCGACGACTCATCAACTCAAGATTGGTTCGGCAGCAGCAGAGTTCTCTGGATACGTTCAAACAGGCAGCAACCTGCGTGTCATCTCCTACAACGGCGAAGGGTGGTCGGAAGGTATCCGTGTCGTTGTGGCGTCAGGGTCTTGGGGTGGCATCAGGTTCAAGCGCACCAACGACACCTCTGCTGAAATCGGCAACTGGTATATGGGTTACCAGAACAACTCCACCCATGACTTCGTGTTTGGTTGCTACAACACTGGTCAATTAGACAACATCTTGTATCTCAAGAATTCGAATGGTTACGTCGGTATCGGCACCGCCACCCCCGGTGCCCTACTAGATGTCAATGGGTCTATGAAGGCTGCTGATGATACAAACACGGCTTCGTATTTCGGGCGTACCGCTATCGGAGCCGATCCTGCTGGTGGATATTCTGACTATGCGTGGGTTGGGCATCGTGACCAGTCAGGAAGCGGCTATGCGCTGCTCCAACATCCGAACGGAACAACATATCTAAACTGTGTTACAGACACGGCCCTAAACTTTCGTGTCTCCAATACAACCCACATGTGTCTAAACGGGTCAACAGGCTATGTAGGTATCGGTACAACCAGCCCTGTTGCGAAACTATCTGTTACCTCGGGGGTAACTAATTCAAGTGCCCACTTTGGCAGATACGACGATGAGGGGCTGTTCCTTCACTCTGACGCACAGTCCAGTCATTACAACTGGCGGATCACCACGAACACCGAAGTGGATACGGGATTTGAGATCGCTCCCTCAACTGCTGTTGGGGGTACGACATGGGCTGATCCACTCTTCGTAATCAAGCAAAGCGGCAACGTCGGCGTGGGCAGCCATCCCAATGCACCCATTTCTCCTCTGAACGTGTCGAACCTTGGGGCATGGACACACGGATGGTCGAGCGGACATCAGTTGACTGTCACGACGATGGGGGGCAACGCTGGTATCGGGCTTTATTCCAGTAAAGGATCTGGTGATGCTTACAATATGAAGTATGGGTATATTCGGTTTGGTAATCCCGAAATAAATACTTACGCCGGGGGAATCAAATACACCCACTTCTCCAATGACATGGATTTCCGTGCTGGCGGAAGCGACTTTATCAATATGCAAAGCACCGGCCAAGTCGTGACGACCGTCACAAACACTAGCCAGACTTATTCCTCTATCTATGCGCAAGCAAGTCACGCTTCGACCACTGCTGATGGCATCATCAGGATACATTCAGCGCGAAGTGCAAACAGTGCGTTTGAGTTTCTTCGGGCAGGGACAGTATCCGACCCAGAGTTTATACTTCGAGGTGACGGCAACGGATATGCCGATGGATCGTGGACATCTCCAGCAGCCGACTATGCAGAATATTTCGAATGGAACGATGGTAACCCCAGCAGCGAAGATCGGGTCGGCATCACAGTCAGCCTGATCGGAAACAAGATTCAGGCGGCAACCGAAGGGGACGAAATCATCGGTGTCGTGTCGGCCAACCCGGTGATTGTCGGCGACGCTGCATGGAACAAGTGGCAGAACAAATACCTTGTCGACGATTACAACCGTTATCAGACAGAAACCGTCGAGACTGTTTCATGGGTGGAGACGCCGTTGCCCTCGGAGGACGACGAGGAACCAAGCAAGGTGACTCACTCTTACATATTTGACAGCATTCCGGAAGGGGTGACTCCGCCGGACGACGCAGAACGTCTCGATGTAGAGCGCCGGATACTGAACCCGGACTACGACCCCGATCAAACATACGTGCCGCGAGAAGACCGACCCGAATGGGACACCATTGGCCTCGTCGGCAAGTTACGTATCCGCAAGGGGCAACCGACCGCTGCCGGATGGATCAAGATGCGTGACATTTCAGACACCGTGGAAGAATGGCTGGTCAAGTGAGACGATCAGCAAACGCAGTATGGGATAATCGAGTGTTGTCTAACGAGGTGAAATAATGGACGTACTATCCTTTCCCTTCCAACCCGACCCAACCCGGTATGGCAGAATGAAACTGGTCGAATACGGGTCAGACGAATACAAGGCGCAACAAATAGCCGTGTTTCTACGCACCAACAAGACTGAACGCAGAGTCATGCCCCAGTTTGGCATCGACGACCCCACCTTCGACAAGTTCGACGCCAACGCATTCTCAAGCGGATTCGCCCACTTCTACAACAACATCAAACTCGACCAGATCGAAGTAACCACATCCGGCAACGCGGTTACTGAAGTAAACGTGTCGTTCGTCTAACGGAGCAACCATGGTATCCCCCGACTGGAGTTCATACGTAGATTTGACCATCTACGACAAAACGACCACATCGATTCTCAACGAGTCCATAGCCGCGGCCAAGTTGGTAATTCCCGAGTATGTGCCCGAAGCCGGACAGACCGAAGTCATGCTTCTCGAAGCCATGGCATATCAGACAGCGAAACTTGTCGCCGCCGCCAACCGGCTACCCGGCGCAACGGTCGAAACCCTTCTCAAACTGTTTGGGGTAACACGCAGCAACGGCGTCAAAGCCACCGCCACAATCACCGTCACTGCCAAAGACACAGCCGGATACACGATCGCTATAGGTACGAAGTTTGCCAACTTTGCCTCCGGCGGGTCGGCCTACGTGTACGCACTCGACGCCGACCTCACCATCGCCAACGGCTCCTCTACGGCCACGGGGGCTGTCACTGCCGATGGTGTCGGCACCGCCTTCAACTCGCCATCCAACGGCGATTCGCTGCAAATCCTCACGACCGCCCCCTACGTATCGTCCACTGTGTTTGCCTCCAAGCCAGCAAACGGGGCAGCGGCAGAAACAGACGCAACGTATTTTGCTCGTGCAACCAATCTCCTTCAGTCGTATTCGTCGGCGCTGACCACAACTGCACAAATGGAAACTCATGTTCTCGCAAACTACGGTGCCGCCTACAGGTGCAAGGCGCATGACAAGCGCCGTACCAGAGATAGGGACACCACCAGCAGCACCTATACGACACACGAAGGTTACGTGTTGGTGGTGGTGGCGTCTGAAAACATCAATGGCTTCAGCAACGCTGCTACCGATTTACCGCTTTCCAGCGCCGCCATCGCGACGATCGACACCGACCTCGAAGATCGCACCCCCGCCGGGCTGAAGGCAGAGGTCATCAACGCTGAAATCTCCACAATCACGGTCACGGCAACTGTCGCAAAGATAGCGTCTTACGCATCTTCGACAGTTATGACGAGCGTCACTGCTGCGTTGGACAACTATCTTGATCCTGACAAGTGGGCATGGAGCCAATCCGTTCGGGTCAACGAAATCATTTCCCTGTTGGATCAGGTCGACGGCGTCGACTATGTGACCTCTGTCAGTCTCGCTGCGACAGGAAACGCCACCGTGTCCGGCGATGTGACGCTAACCAATCTGGGTACTTTGACCGTGCCGGGCACACACGTCATCACGGTTACGTAGGGGGCTGAAATGGCCCACGCCACCAACCTGCTGCCAAGCACCACGCAGGACGATTCCACAACCACCGGCTGGACTGCCACGAACGGCGCTTTGGTTGTTGGAAATCAGAGGTCACTGTACGAAACCACCTACGGTTCTGGAATTAGAGCCAACGCCCTGAAGATCACTTCGTCTGCCAACGGTGACGTTGAAATCGTGTCCGACGCATTCGAGGTCGATTCAGCCAAGACTTATCTGTTTGCTTCCAACTTCGGGTTGCCGAAAGCCACAACGTCGGCAACGGTCGAGATTGGCATCTACTGGTACACCGCCACGGACGCCTCGGCATCAGTTACTCCCGAAGGTTTGGAATACGTGTCTGATGCTTGGGTGGCGTATGACGGGGCGACAACAGAAGCGAAACGCATTCGGGCAGTAACACATTCGGGAGATGGGGAAATCGCGTTCGTGCATACCGCTGCCGTGTTCAGCAACGGCACAACCCCTGCTTATTCAGTACCGAATGGAAAAATACATTGGGTGCCGTCTGGAGCGTATGCGGCAAAGATGTTCATTCGGTTCACGAGCACAACTGCTGGGCAAGAGTTCTTAGTTCACGACGCCGCGTTTTTTGATGGTGATGTAGCGTTTTCTTCGATATTTGCTCAGTCGGTGTTCTCTACTCTTGCGGATTGTGTCCGGGCTGAGGACGAACGGTACGCATCGGATACGTTGGCTGCGTTGGATTTTCCGCTGCGGCGGTTCATTACTGCCGGTGCATACACAGCCTCAGATATTCACACAGACCTAATGTCCTACTTCTACACGCGTGCCACGGATTCATCAACCGGAATCGAATCCAAGTCGGCGCTAACCGACCCAGACACCTGCCCGGCAGCGATGCTGCTTTGGCTCGCCCCACTCGTCGGCGTCGAACTCGAAACTGTTGCTTCTGACATCACCCCATGGCAAGCAATCTACGACATCGACACAAACACCGCGTATGCCTCATGGACCGAATGGGAAGAAAGCGTTGTATCTGGCGGAAGCGGAGCCGATACGACATGGGGCAAGTTGGAGGCGTTTGGTGCAGCATGGTTTGGGATCACTGCCCAGCATCGCAAGCAGGTGCTGTACGGATTCAACGGCCTTCACGCCGGACGGCCGGACACGGTGCAGAACATGTTCCGAACGGTGATCAACTCGGCGACGGCTTCCACAGATCCGATTCATACCCGCAAGCATCATCGGGAAAGCAACGCCTTGGTGATGGTGTCCAGCGAACCGATTTCTGATCCAGACCCCGGCGGCACTCGGCTTGCCGAGGTGGCAACATCCATGATGCCCGCAGGCACAACCGCTTTTGCTTCCAGTTCCTACGCAGATTCTGCTCTGGTTCGTTACGACTTTGAAGGCCATGTGGATGGCTTGGCTGCGAACGACAGCGCCTCGTTCCGTTTCGGTGATACGAGTCCGCCAGTTATTCCTGACGCCAACGGCTCCGGCCGCCATTTGACTTTGGCGAAACGTTCCATAGCGAACGAGAAGGTTTCCCCGTTCGGCATCATCGCCAAGTCACGCTACTTCGACGGGCATGCTTTCTACCCCGGCAATGCTGCCTGCAACAACACTGCTTCCGGCACCTTCACGGGGTATTTGAATATGGATTACACCGGGGCCGCCATGTCGACTGCCGACATATTCTTTCTCGTTTCGGACATCAAAATCAAAGCCAGCCAAAACATCGTCTTGTTGGAACAGGGAACTGGTGGCACCTTTCGGCAGATTGGTATCAACGGATCGGGAGCGATCTTCTACTCATATGGGGCAACTCCGACCACGGTTACTTCGGACGCCTTCAACGCCTCAATCCACGGGTCGTCCTACAACGACGGAATCGCTGGGCCACGTTGGATCAGGGTGCAGCAGGTTGGCACTTCGATGAACATGTGGGTAGCCCCCTCCCTGTACGAAGATTGGGACGACTATTTGGTGACCGCCAGTGCCCTTACCGTGTCTGGAAACATCCTTGAGGCTTCGACCGACATTGCCCTCGGTATCGTTGTCCATGAAGAAACCGGCATTGTTCTTCACCGGGCGATCGTATGCGATGCCGCCATTGCCCAACCGTCGACAACTCTTTCCTTTGGAAGCAGCAAGAAAGTCGACGTTGACCTACTCACCGACAGTCAACTGTCCGACGGGATCACTACCGCATGGCAGGAATCCGGCGACGGCTACGACGTTACTGCTATAACGAAAAGCCTCGACACTGGTGTCTGGGTCGGATTGCCTCACACAGGAACCGACTATCTGTACCTCGGCAAACCCCCCGGCAGCGGCACCGGAGACGACATCACCGTGTCGGGTCTGTCGTCCGGCAACCACGCATGGACAGTCACCTACACGGATGCAACAACGGCTACAGGCACAGCGTCATCGGCAACGAGCATTACGTGGGGTGCTGCGACTTACGGCGGCAAGTTGATCGAGTCGATCAGCGTGGGTAGCAGCGAGATCGCCAAATGGGTGGGGAGCACGTTCGCCAGTCCGTCTACGAACACGGCTACGAGTGTGGTTGGGGCGGATACGTATTCGAAGACTTGGACGTTGACCCGGACTTGGGTAGAGGACGCCAGTTACGAATTTTCGAGTGTCATCGATGATGCGTGCGTGCAGACGACTTATGGCGGTGCCGGGTATGCGTTGCCCAATATTGAGATTGGGAATCATCAGCCGATGTCGTTGGTGTTGCGGTGGCGGCGGCACACCAACGATACGACTACGTCGGCGGGCGGGGATCACAACATGATGTTTTATCATCCGAATATGTGGTTGGCGTTCTACACGGATGATTTGCGTTTTTCGGTGACGAATGCTGCGTCGGCGGCGGCTTCGCCTACGGTGACGGTGTCGGTCAATTGGGATGAGAATGCGTCCGATATTCGGGATTGGAATACGGCGGTGGCGGTTCGGGATGTCGTCAATGGGTTGCTTCGTTTGTACATCAATGGGACGGAGTCGGTGACGGCGGCGGATACGACGTTGAACGAGGCTGCGTTGTGGACGGGTTCGTATGACGCTGCGCCGCTGACCCAGTCGGCGGCGCAGCATGGTCTTCAGGTTTCGCACTTGTCTGTGTACGACCGGGCATTGTCGGTCGCTGAGGTGACGGTTTTGACGAATGAATTGTCGTCGTAGCCACAGTTGTTTGGGCCAGAATCGGGGGTCATGTAGAATGTCTGTGTACCATCGACTCTTGGGGCAAATATGGCTGTTTCAACAACCGCACGCTTAGGCGTAACAACGTGGACTTCGGGCGCTGATCCGTTTGCTCGACTTCAGATGCATGAAAGTCACACGGCTCTTGAGGCGAAGGCGGCCGGGTTTGAGCAGGGGACGACTCTTCCGACTGCTGCTGTCGCGTATAAGGGGTTCTTTTTCTTCGAGACGGATACGGACACGTTGTCGTATTGTGATGGTACGGCATGGTTTCCGGCTGTCCAGTTTGGTGCCCCGGCGTCTCTAGCGGGCGACGCTGTGGTGGCGGCGGGAAGTTCGGCGTTGTCGGCTCGGTCAGATCACGTTCACGCTATGCCGGGGTTTGCGACACCGGGGGCGACGGGTACGGCGGCTGCGGAGGGGTCGGCTACGTCGTTGGCCCGGTCGGACCATGTTCATACGGTGGGTACGAATTCGGTGACGACTGCCGCGATTGCTGACAATCAGGTGACGTTGGCGAAGATGGCAGACAATTCGGTTGATTCGGCGGAGATTGTTGCTGGGGCTATCGATCCGGGCCATTTGGCGACCAATGCGGTGACAACGGCGAAGATTGCGGCCAGTCAGGTAACGAACGCCAAGATGGCAGACAACGCAATCGACACGGTGGAGATTGTCGATGCGGCGGTGACGACAGCGAAGATCGCTGACAGTCAGGTGACGTTGGCGAAGATGGCAGATGATTCGGTTGATTCAGCAGAGATTGTTGATGGAGCGATCGATCCGGACCACTTGGCTGCTGGTGCGGTGACGACGAATAAGATCGGCAACGTTCAGGTAACAAACGCGAAGATCGCGAACGCTACGATCGCTACGGGCAAGTTGAATTTCACCCCCGTGACGAGTGTCGCCGCGGGGGCTGGGATAGCGGTCGACAGTTCGACGGCGTCGGCACCGTCGTTGGCTATGAATGTCCCCGGTTTGACTACTGTCACAGTTGCCGCAGGTGACATGGTTGCCATCCAAGACGTTACAGACAATACTACAAAGAAGGTAACGGCGTCGTCGATCGCCGATCTGGCTGAGCAGGGTACGGTCACAAGCATCTCGCCGGGGACGGGCTTGGGAAACGGAAGTGCCATCACGAGCACTGGGACTTTGGCTGTGCAGGGCTTGACCCTTACCGAGTTTCATGCCGACGCGAAGTTGTTGAGTAGTGAAACGTGGGCTAACAGCGAGACCATGTTCCCCACCGCCAAGGCCATGCAGACGATTGGCAAGGCGTATAAGTGGACTACTGCCCGCACGGTGACGTTCCTCGGCGGCGACGTTACAGGCTCCTTCACCATCAACGGCGATGCGCACGTCAATGACATAGTTTTGACGATTGCAGACGACAGCCACAACCACACCATTACCAATATCGATGGGTTGTCGGACGCGTTGGATGACAAGGAGGACTCGCATTCGCATCCGTATGCGGCTGACGACCACACACATGTTCTAGGCGACGCTGTTCCTGCAACCACGGTTCAGGTAGGGACAGATGCGGCGAACATTTCAAGGTATCTCGTTTATGTGGATGGTCTGGACGACACCGCACGAGCGCCTAAGGCAGATGCTGGGCTGTTGTACAATCCGTATCTCAACACATTGTCTTCCTCTGGGATTATCTCGGTCGGCACGAATCTCCAGTTCGCCAGTGGAACCGCCTACATCAAGACCTCTGGCAATCACAGCGCCTTCAAGACGATCCATGGTGGCGCTACCAGCCTCTACTACGCCGATAGCGTCAAGTTGGCGACGACAAACACGGGTGCGACGGTCACGGGTATATTGACTGTTGATGATCTTACTACTACTGACGATGTCACCGTTGGCGATGACCTTACGGTCTCTGGGCAGATTGATGTTACGGGAAACATTCTTGGGGCAGGAAACATTTGGATCGACGCCGGGTCCGGCAACTTCGCTCACCACAGCCCAACGACGGGGACAGGCAACGACGCCGAATGGTGGTACTGGACGGAATTTAGCACTTGGGTGCTGCTGCGCAACAACTCAAATAGGGCAGATAAGGAAAATGAAACTGCCAGCCTTGGGGACTTTGCGGCAGATTTGGTGGATGATCTTCCTGTTCTGAAATATAACCGTAAGACCACTCCGGATCGTGACGAAATTGGTTTGATTGCAGAAGACGTAGATGCTGTCTCGTCTTTGCTTACGACGCAGGGACCAGACGGAGTTAGTGGTGTCAACAAGACGGGGTGGATGTCGCTGTTGACGCTTGCCATTCAAGACATTCGGACAAGACTTGTCGCCTTGGAGGCGTAATGACCGAGTTCCGATATGCGGTGGCACGGTCTGAGGAGAACGCCTTCTTCAAACTCCAGATGTCCGGTTTGGCGGCCCGGTTGGGTGTGTTGGCGTGGTTCGTGCAACGGCAAGAAATTCCGAGCATGGTGGGGATTTCATGCTTGGCGGCTGCCTGTGCGATAGCAGCAGTGGTGGCATTATGTATCAAGAAACAAGTGTGTGACCGTATCGTGTTCGTGGGGGCGTCCGCAGCGTGGGTGGCAACGGGGGTTTCTTTGGCGGTAGACGGCTATCCGGCAGTGTTCTCCGCTTTGGCGTTTAGTTTGGCCGCGGTGGATGGGCTGTCGGCAGCCTCTCCCACCACCCGATGGGTTATGAAACGGTTGCATTGAGCAGTGAACTCACCATTATTCTCCCGACGATTGGGGCCATGTCAGCCGCCGTTATCACCGGCTGGTTTGCTTTGCGCGCCAAGTCGAAAGAGAACCGCACAACTGAAACCGAAGTCATCTTCGATGCCTATGGCGAAGTCGTGGATCGCCTGCAACGCGAGAACGAACGCCTTAGCAACTTGTTGGATGAGATAGTTACCGAGATGGAACAGTATCAACAACTGACCGACAACCTCACGGAGAGGCTGAAGCATGCAGAACGACGAGCAACCACCGAGTGACCCAGCCGAAGACCTTGCGACACAGATCGTAACGGAGCGTCACCCTGATGCTGTGGTGATTGGCAACTACATCGTGGTTGCTGAGGTGTTGACTTCCACCGGGTTGGATTTGTTCATCGGGGTTAGTGACAACACGCCGTATTGGCATCTGCGTGGCATGATCGAGGCCGGATACCAGATGGTCGAGGATTCTGTGAATCTTGGCAAGTTTGGGCCGCCCGAAGGGAACGAAGATGAATAACGGCTTCGTGGACGTGTCGTATACTGGTAGCAACGCCTACGGGCGCGCAAAGGCAAGGGTACAAATCTTGCAAACTATCTTTCTTGATGTGGTGACATTGTGAGTGCCGGAGTTCATAATTTCAACTGCGAGCAGGGATCAACCTTTACTCGCACCGTCACGGTAAAGGACAACGCCGGAGCGGTTCGCGACCTGACTGGCTTTACAGCCAAGATGCAGGTACGTCGAGACATTGAAGACAGCACGGTCATCATCGAACTCTCCACCAGCAACGGCGGCATATCGATCACCAGCGCAACCGGCGGCATCATGCAGTTGTCCCTCTCCTCAACCCAGACTGCGGCCCTGACCCTCGGAGGCGTGTACGACTTAGAACTGATCAATTCGTCTGGAGCGATAGAACGCTTACTCAGGGGCGAGTTTGTGCTTGATAAGGAAGTCACCCGGTAATGGCAGAAACGGTTTATGTTCAAGTCACCGAGATCGGCCCCAACACGGTCACGATTGCTGAACCGCAAAATCAGGTCACGATTTCCACGACCGACCCGAACAGCATCTTCGTTGCCACGGTCGGCAGTTCTGCCGGGGGTGCCGGAGGGTTTACGCTCCACAACGAGGCTGGAGCGCCCACGGCCTCTGACGGCCTTGACAACGACTGGTATATCGATAGCGGTACGAATCGTTTATATGGGCCGAAGGCGAGTGGAGCATGGCCCGGCACCTACATAGAACTCACCGCGACACAGCGGGAAATCTTTACGCAGGGGAGTGCTTCGACTCAGTGGGCGATCACCCACGCATTGGGTGGAAGGCCATCAGTTACGGTAGTTGATACCTCCGGCACTGTAGTGCTGGGTGAAGTATCATACATAAGCGACACACAAGTTCAGGTCGATTTCACGGCAGCCTTTGCCGGATACGCATATCTCACATGAGGTAGGAGATGTCAACAAAGTTCGTCACCAACATAGACCTGAATCAGAATCAGGTCGAGAACGCGAAATTCGAGGCGCTGGCATCGAACCCCGGTTCGAGCAACTTTGCTGGTCGCCTCATTTACAATACCACTGAAGGAACAATTCAGTATTATCACGGAGCGGCTTTTCGTAAGTTGCTTCGTGCGATTACTTCTTCGACGACTGCTCTGACAGCGTCAGAAGCCAACGGCTCCGTTGCTTTGACGGTCGCGGTCGCCGACGGCAGCGATCCCGGCCTCCAGTCGTCTGCCCACTTCACGCAGGCAACCAACGCGACGAACGCCAACACGGCGTCCACGGTGGTCAAGCGTGACGGTTCAGGCAACTTCTCCGCAGGGACCATTACGGCCACCCTGACTGGCAACGTGACCGGCAACGTGACCGGCACGACATCAGACATTTCGAACCACGACACGGGTGATCTAACCGAGGGCAGCAACCTCTACTACACAGACGCACGGGTGCGCGCCAACCGGCTCGACCAGATGGCGGTACCCACCGCTGCCGTGTCGGTGAACAGTCAAAAGATCACTTCCCTCGCCGACCCCACTGCGGCTACCGATGCGGCCAACAAGGGCTACGTCGATGACCGTGCGTCCGGTCTCGACCCGAAGGAATCGGTTGTCGCAGCCACGACGGCGGCCATCAACCTCAGCAACGACCTCCAGAACACTGACACCCTTGATGGCGTAACTCTCGCCACTGGGGAACGGGTGCTGGTCAAGGATCAGAGCACCGCCTCAGAGAACGGCATCTATATCGTTGTCGCCTCGGGGGCCGGAACTCGTGCAACAGACTTTGATTCAACAGCCGAAGTTACTGCTGGAGCGTTCTTCTTCGTCGAGGAAGGAACCGTCAACGCCAGCCGGGGATTTGTGCTGCAAGCCAAGTCTGGTGGCGGGTCGTTCACCGTTGGCACTGATGCTCTGACTTTCAGCCAGTTCTCTGGCGCTGGACAGATCACTGCCGGTGCGGGCCTCGGACAGTCTGGCGACACTCTGTCGGTCAACGTGGACACCACTACGATCGAAATTAGTTCGGATACGTTGCGGGTTGCGGCTTCGGCGGCTGGTGATGGATTGTCGGGTGGCGGCGGTTCAGCGTTGGCGGTGACTGTTGCCGGGTCAGGTGGTGTCGAGATTTCGTCTGACGCTCTTCAGATCAAGGTCGATTCCGGCGTTTCCGGTTTGACGACAACCGGCAGTGGTCTTGCTTTGGCTAGTGCGATTGCTGGCACGGGGATGACGTTCACGACGGGCGTGTTGTCGGTTGATGCTTCGAATCTGGCTGCTGCTGGTGCGGGTGGTGTGACGGGCACGTTGCCGGTTGCGAACGGCGGCACTGGTCAGACCTCGGCAGCGAACGCTCGTTCCAACTCCGGGTTGGCGGCGACGACGGCAGGCTTCGATACCGGCAGTCCGGTGTTGTCCCGCGTTGCAGCCAAAGCAGTTGGTGATGGATCGGCTACGAGTTTCACAGTGACTCACAACCTTGGGACTCGGGATGTGGCTGTGCAGGTTTATGACGCTGCTTCTTACGACACGGTCATCGCCGATGTGGTTCGGACCAGCACCAGTGTGGTTACGGTGTCGTTTGCTTCTGCGCCCTCCTCGAATGCATATAGAGTGGTAGTGACCGGCTAGTCACTACAGGAGATGTGTAGATGTCCAAGAAAACTGTTGCTGATGTCCTTCGTGAGGCCGGTGTGCCTTTTGAGGAGGGCGAGGGTTGGGAATGGCGGAAGGGATCAAAGTACAAGTGGCGTGCCAATGCTGGAGTGATTATTCACCACACGGCCTCTAACCCTCGTGGCGGCAACATGCCGTGCCGTGGAATCGTCACCAATGGTCGCCCGGACGTGAGCGGTCCATTGACACAGTTCTTGCTTGGTCGTGACGGAACGCTGTTGCTGGTGTCACAAAATCGTTGCAACCACTGTGGCCGAATGAGCAACGTCCCCCATGAGGAGGCTTTTGCCGACACGATGCCAGCCGACTATGGGCAAGGCAAACATGACGCCAAGGCTCGTGGGCTACGAGACAAAACTGGCGTCAACGGCAACGGCTACTGGTGGGGCATCGAAGTTGAAAATGATGGACTTGGTGAGCCGTATCCGACGGTGCAGATTGAACGCCTTGTTCAGTTTCTAGCCGTCATGTGTACATGGAAGGGCTGGAATCCGTTGACCCGCATTTTGCACCACCGTGAGATCACGGCTCGCAAGATCGACATGTCCTATCGAGGTCCCATCCGAAAGATGGTCAAGGACTACATGGAGTCTGGAGAGTTTACCTACGAGGCTCCAGCGATCATAGGTTGGCCTGAATCTCCAGCGGCGGCAGACAATTCTGGAAATCGGGGCACGATTAGACGTGGCACGAGGGGCAATGCTGTTCGGGAGTTGCAGAAGGTTTTGGCTGATCTTGGTCACAAGATTTCTGTGGACGGCAGTTTCGGGCCGGGGACAGAAAGGGCGGTCAAGAAGTTTCAGCGGCGGCATGGTTTGACTGCCGATGGGATTGTGGGGAAGCAGACATGGACGATTTTGTACGACAAGCAGCAGCGTCCGATTGTGGCTCCTCCGGCTCCGCCGGATGCTGCCACGGTAGAAGTTGAACCTGCGTTTGAATTGCCTCCGTGGAAGGGGTCGGTACTCAAGCGAGGTTCGAAAGGTGAGAGGGTCAGGCTTTGGCAGGAAGCCTTGAACGCTATGGGGCATCCGTGCGGGCCTCCTGATTCTCGACTTGGGCCAAAGTCTGCGTCGGCTACGAGGGCTTTCCAAAAGAAGCACACTTTGAAGGCTGACGCCATTGTTGGTCGCAATACGTGGGGCGTTGCGCGAGTAGTTCTAAAGGGGTAACGGCGCGACTGGTACCATTGGTCAAACGCACCTTGCGGGGTGTCCCTTTGACCGCTGGTTGAGGCCGTGGCTACCAAATTTCTATCAACTCTTTCCGGTACAGCGTTTGGTGCTGCCGGGGACGAAGCCGTTTCTGTTCGTGTTTCTGGCGATTCGGTGCCGCGCGTCCGCATTGACGCAGGCGGCAAGATTACTTGGGGGTCTGGGTCCGCAACAGGTGATGTAACCCTGTACCGATCTGCGGCTAATGCGTTGAAGACTGATGACACTTTGCAGGCTGTTGCCGGGGTCATTACGGCGACTACGGATGGCGCTCCTTCGGCGGCTTTGGCTGATGGCGCTATCGCGATCGATACGACGAACGACGCGTTTTATTTCCGGTCGTCTTCGACTTGGTCGCAGGTATCTGGTGGCGGTGGGGCAAGTTTGAGTGTGTCGGATGGTCCGCCAGATTCACCGTCGGCTGGCGATCTGTGGTTTGAGTCCGACACGGGCCGCACTCTCGTCTACTACGCGGACGGTTCTTCCAACCAGTGGGTTGAAATCGGCCTTGCTTCTGCTTCGGGCGCGTCTGGTACCGATGGGAAGATCCAGTTTTCTGAAAGCGATTCGCTTACGTCGGACACGCTGCTGCATTGGGATAATACGAATAATCGTCTAGGTATCGGCACCACCAGCCCTGCAACAGCGTTGAGTGTCTATACGACAGCATCTGTTGGTGGGATCACACTTGATGGCTCCACATATCCTGCGATTACATTGAAGGGTGCGGGGACGATCCGTGGTTACATCGGGATCGCTACCGCAGCGACTGGTTTCTCAAGTGATGCGGCTACGGGGGATATTGTCGTCCGTTCCGACAGCACAAAGTTGCATTTGGGGACTGGTTCAGGTGCAGCGGCGCTAACTGTTTCAGGTACGAGCGTCGGTATCGGCACCGCTAGTCCAGTTGGCAAAGTAAATATCAAGCACGACAATGCTGACGGCGTTGTTGACTTCACAGATGGCTTGGTGTTCACGAACAGGGCAGGCGGTGGTGCCGATCATTGGACACACGCAGGCATTGTCAGTACGGGTTCTTCGGGGTTCAACGGCAATTTGGTGTTTGGCACTGACGGGGATAGCACGAATAACACATCGGGCATTGCTGAGCGGATGCGGGTAACAACTGACGGCCTCTGCTTCAATGGCGATAGTGCCAGCAGTAATGCCTTGGATGATTATGAGGAAGGAACATGGAGTCCTACATATACCTCTACTAATGGAGACATGTCGGGCGTCACCGTCAACGCAACCTTCACTGAGGGGCAGTATCAGAAAGTCGGACGGTGGGTGACATGCACATGGTTCATCCGCACCGATTCGATTACAACGCTCGGCACCGGGTTCGCGTTGCTGTCGGGGTTCCCGTTTGACAAGTCTAATCGGGGGACGTACACGCGGGTGGCGGGGACGGCGGGCGTGATCTTTGACTTCGTGACGCGCAGCCCAGAGTTTGTCTGGTTCCCTGACAATGGCTCCTCTTGTTATCTGTCTTACCACTCGGGGGATCAAAACGAATACGGAACAATCAGCACTTCCAACTTGGCGACCTCTGCCAACCGGAACGGGTTCTTCGGAACCATCACCTATGAAACTGATGACTAGGAGTAGTCATGGCACTGAACAAAACCATCGAAATTGACAAGGTCGAAGTCGTCGGCCAGCACCGGGCCGTGCAGGTTCGCACCGCGACGGTCGTAGACGAGGACGGCATCGAACTGTCACGCTCATTTCACCGGCATGTCCTCCACCCCGACGACGACGTATCCGGCGAGGACGCCGAAGTGCAGGCCGTGTGCAACGCGGTATGGACCGACGCCGTGAAGACGGCATACACCGACTTCAAGGCAGCAGGGGCGGCTGATTTGTAATGGCTATCGACTTTCCTAACTCCCCATCAAATGGCGACATTCACACGGTCAGCGGTAAACGTTGGCAATGGGATGGCGAGAAGTGGCAGGCGTATGGTGCGTCGTTGGCTCCCGATGTCCTTTACGTCGATCAGGGCAATGCTCGGGTTGGCATCAACGACACCACCCCCTCTTACAGCCTTGACGTAACCGGCACTGCTCACGTTACGGGAGCCATCACGGCCTCTGGGGGCGTGGCTGGTGCTTTGACCGGCAATGCCGATACGGCAACTGCTCTGGCGACAGCCCGCACTATCGGCGGAGTGTCATTCGATGGCACGGCCAACATCGCGGTCACGCTCGCTGCTACGGCAACTGCCTTGGCGACAGCCCGCACTATTGGTGGGGTGTCGTTTGATGGCACGGGCAACATCAACCTGCCGGGTGTCAATGCGACAGGCAATCAGAACACTTCGGGTACTGCCGCCACGGTGACGGGTGCGGCACAGTCCGCAATCACTTCACTAGGCACGCTGACTTCGCTTGGTATCACATCCGGTACAGATATTTCACCAGACTCTGCCGGTGCTGGACAATTCCAAGTCTCAGGCAGTGGCTACATGGGTTTCATCGCTAAAGATGCCACAGCGATGCACTTCGGGCACAACTCATCTTCCCGTGGTCTGTATTTGATGACAGATGAAACGACACGATTGGCTATTACTGGGGCGGGCTTCGTCGGTATCGGCAACTCCGCTCCGGTGACTGCGTTGGAGATCGCCTCCGATGATGACCTCACCGACTTCACCAGCACCAGTCGTGGAGCGTTGACGATTACCAACACGGATTACGCCTCTGGCGACTATCAGGCGATTGACTTCCGTTATGCAACGAATCAGCCACCGAGCGCCCGCGTCGCAGCAAAGATAACAAGCAGTGGCTCATACCTGTCGTTTGGAACTTCCAACAACTATTCGTTGGGGGTTACGAACGAGGCGATGGTGATTGACTACACGGGCAAGGTCGGTATCGGCACAACCAGTCCGGGCGAGGCGCTGCATGTTGTTACCGCTTCGGGAGCGGCCTACCTGAAGCAATACAACGGTACGGCCACCACCTACCTTGGTCCCGACTCTTCCAACACCGGGTTGTTTGGTACTTCAAGCGCACACGACACCCGGTTCATCACAAACAACACAGAGCGGATGAGGATTCTCGCTGCGGGCAACGTCGGTATCGGCACCGCCAGCCCTGCCCATCCGTTGGATGTGGTTGGCAGCAGCCACACCTACATAGGCATTTTGGCTGGGACAAACTCGTCGGCTGGGTTGAGGTTGAGGAACGATGCCCACGACTGGGATCTCAACTGTCGAACAGACGACAAGTTCGCTGTTTATAGCCATACGTCTGCGGCGACACGATTCGTAATTGACACCTCAGGCAACGTCGGTATCGGCACCGAAACCCCCAGCGAACAACTGCATGTTTACGAGGCAGGTACGGGCAACGCTTGGCGTGGACGAGCAGTCTTTGGTGGACAGACACAAGTCGTCGTTGCCGGAGAATATGCCAGTAAGGGTGTTGTTGGCGTTCATAACACGGCGTTGAACGCATGGGGTGATTTGATTCTCAACTATGCGGGGGGTGGGGGCGGCAGTGTCGGTATCGGCACCGACAGCCCTGCCAATCGCTTGACGGTGATTGCCACGGGCAACTATTCGGGTTCTGGTACTGACAACGCCGCTGTCCACTTCAAGGGTGCCGGGGATTACGGGATTGCAGCAGCGTTTGACTCCGATGGCTCGTCCGACGACATTGCCCGCATCCGTTACCTGAACGCTGGGTCGAACAAGTGGCAGGTCAACTACGGCGACAGCATCGGATGGTATTCGGCCACTTGGACAGAACGGATGGTGCTTACCAACGCGGGTCACCTGAGTGCTTCTGGAACCATCAAGGCTCACTCCGGTGACAACAATCCCGTAGTCATTGGAACCGGCAACACCGCGAACGGTGGGAATATCGCAATAGGCAACGGAACGTTGGTAGCCAATTCGTCGGGCGGCAACAACCTCGCCATCGGAGTCAACGCTCTGAACGATCTCACCACCAGTGGTTGGAACGTAGCCATCGGCAACTATGCACTGGATCAGATCACAACGAGCGGCGCTCAGTACAACACGGCGGTTGGGTACGAGGCACTGTCTGGTGGTGCCACAGGGGGCGGCAACGTCGCTATGGGCTTCCGTGCTGGGGACAACATAACTTCTGGCAACAATGTCATCATCGGAATGCAAGCCCACGACATTGGTGCAGGCAACGGGCACGTTGTAGCGGTCGGTTACAACGCAGCCCGCAACCTCAACGGGTCGGCATCGGTGAATGTATTTGTCGGGCCGTACACTGGATACAACGTTACTTCAGGTGTCCATGATGTGATGATGGGCTATGCCGCTGGGTATCAGGCCACAACTGGGGTAGGCAACGTCATTATCGGATCGGAATGCGCTCGCACCTTCACAACTGCCAGCAACCTGACCATCATCGGCTACTACGCTGGCTATTACACGACGGGTGTTCAGAATGTCTTCTTGGGAGCATATGCCGGTCACTGGAACACCACGGGTGTCAACAACACGGGTATCGGTCATTACGCAGGCAATGGACATCCGACAACTGGTGGCAATAACACCTTCATTGGTTACTACGCCAGACCTCTAGCCAACAACTCCAACAACTCGGTCACGTTGGGCGATGCGAACATCGCCGCACTCCGATGTGCCACGACTACCGTTACTTCCCTGTCAGATGAGCGAGACAAGACCGACATCGTTGACCTTGACATGGGGCTGGACTTTGTTCGCCGCTTGCGTCCTCGCCGCTTCGTGTGGGACGACCGGCATGGTGGCAAGGTCGGCATTGAGGACGCCGGGTTCGTGGCGCAGGAGTTGCAGCAGGCGCAGGCTGACGAAGGTAAGACGTTGCCATTTCTGATATTGGATGAAGACCCTGACAAGTTGGAGGCGTCGATGGGCAAACTGCTACCATCGTTGGTCTTGGCTATTCAGGAACTATCAGACAAGGTGGATGCACTGACATGATTGGTGATCTCATTGAAGAACCAACACCTGCCCAACTGCTGTTAGGAATGGATGACAGCGTGGCAGTCATCAACGATGTTGTTGATGAAACCATCTCCTATGACCCGCCGATAAGTTTGGCTGCGCTGGTCGAAGCCAACGTGTCGCACTTGGAAACAATGACAGTAGACAGGGTTGCCAAGTTGGGAGAGTCGCCAGATTTGTCAACATACGAAACTGCCATTGCTGCCGGTAAGACATATCTGGAGTCCGCATAATGGCTATCAACTTTCCCGACTCCCCATCCACGAATGACACCCATACCGTTGGTGACAAGACATGGACATGGAACGCTACCTACTGGCACCTGAACCAGAACTCGTCTACCTACTACGCACAGGATGGTGTTCCGTCGAGTTCAACGGCGGGCGATTTCTGGTTTGAGTCGGATTCCGGTCAACTGTTTGTCCGGTACGACTCGGCGTGGGTGGAGATCGGCCACGCAACCGACTTCGGTTCGTCCATGTCGGACGCTGATGGCGACACGCTGATCCAATTGGAGGAGGCGTCGGACGAGGACATCATTCGTTTCGACACTGGTGGCACGGAACGCATGACGATTACTGCCGCCGGGAAGGTTGGCATCGGCGCTACGCCGAACAACACTCTTGATGTGATTGGTGACCTGTTCGTTGGCGACACTTCTCGCACCTACGCAGGCGCTGCCTCCTACGGCGGCCTGTGCTTCCCCCGTGGCGAGATTTTGTTCTCCAATACGAACGCACAGGATCAGTTGTACTTCGTGTCGAACGCCACGATGGGTAGCGACGGCGGCTGGGACGCCATCAACACGGGTGAAGTTGCCAGCATGGGCTTGGATAATGGGACGTTCGTGGTGCAGGTGGCGGGGTCCACTACCGCTGGTGCTGCACCGTCGTATACCACTGCGCTTCACATCACCAATGGCGGCAATGTCGGGTTTGGCACCAGCAGTCAGACGTACCGTTTCCAAGTTGCCCACACTGGCAACTCTAATCAGGGCTACTTTGAGGGCGGCTGGGTTGACAATCTGAACAGCAACAGCCGGTTGATTTTCAACGATAACAACTTCGGGATCGGTGCAGGGCAGATCGGTAGCGGCTCCAACGAGGATGATTTGGTGCTGTGGGCATACAGCGGTGCCGGTAGGGGCATCTCGTTCAAGGGCACATCAGCCGGTAGCACTACGACGTTTCAGTCGATGGATGCTTGGATGAGGATTACAGGGGGCAAGGTCGGTATCGGCACCACCAGCCCGACCAACCTCTTGCATCTTTCGGGAACGGACCCGGTGTTGCGTATTGACGAAACGCCCGGTGACGACGATGTGAAACTCCAGTTGATGCAGAGTGGCAGCGAGAGCGAGGGTACGGAGTTGAAGTACGAGTCGGCAACGGGTCACTCCTACTTGAAGAGTATCTATAGCGGTGGGCACATGTACTTCCAGACCGCTGGTGCGAACACCCGCATGACTATCGCAAGCGATGGCAGGGTTGCCATCGGCACAACGGTACAGGGGCAAGTGCCAAACTTGACGCTGGGTGGAACGGGTGCCTCTGAAGGCGGGCAACTGAACTTTGCGGGCGGTTCGTCGTATGGCAATGAGTTGTATCTGGACAGATACGGCAACAACCTGCGGATGATCTACAACGGCGCGTCGGTGTTTGAGGTTGAATCTACTGGCAGTCTCACCTTCCTCGACACCGCCCAACTCAAATGCGGTTCCGGCAACGATCTGCTTATCTACGCCAACGGGTCCAACTCGTTTATCGACCACAACGGCGATGGCGACCTGTGGATTCGCACGGGTGCTGCTGGCGAACATATGTATTTCAATACTCTGAATGGCGGCACGGGTTCCAATATAATCTTCCAACGTAACAGTGTCACCACACTGGAGTTACGGTACGGT